GTTGATCCTTCAGCGGCAGCCGACGGATGCCGTATGGTGCAAGCCTAAGCGCGATCGCGGCCGATATCCTTGATGGACGTCAATCTTTCAGCCCGAGAGGCGAGGTGAGCGGCGCTTGCGGCCACGGTTGTGCGCTTACGGTCACCCCGTCCAGAATAGCCGCTTACGGTACCCGCCGCTTCACCACCTGCACCGCCAGCGGCGCCGCGGCGAGGTCCACCGTCGATGCGCTGACGTTCCGCGCTGTCACGCGCACGCTGTTGTTCGACCAGACATGGCAGTCCAGCACGAAGGCGATGCTGCTGGTGTCGAGCGAGGCGTCCGCAAAGTCGCCCCGCCGCGCACCCGGCACCGTGACATCGACGTTGGCCGTCGCGCCAGGACCGAGGCTCGGCAGGTCCCAGCTGGTTTCCAGCGCCAGCGTCCGCGTCCCCGCCGGCAGCGACGGGCAGCCGTAGAGGATCGCCGGGGCATCCTCTGGCAGGCCGTAGAGCCGCAGCGCCTCGAGCTCGATCTGCCCGTCGAAGCCGATGATGCCGATCTGCGCGAAGGCAACGCCCGCCCCGAGCCGCACCGTCTGCCGACGGTTGAGCGAGCTGTCCTGCATCACCGCGCCCGCCTGCCAGCTCTTCGAGGCGGTGTCCCACTGCATGGTGGTGCCGGAGGCCAGCACGTCCTGCGGCTGGTTCTCCCGCACGGTGCCGGCGCCGTCGAAACAGCGCACGCAGAGCCGCCCGCCATCGGCACCACCGACCAGCCAATGGGCCAACGCGAACTCCTTCGCGTGCGTGGTCTGCACCACGAAGGCGACGCCGCGATTGGCGTTCAGCAGAAGCCCTCGTCCAGTCGCGGCGATGCCGTCCAGCCCGTTCCAGGACAGCGCCGCCATGGCGGTCTCGGTCGTGGTGGAGGTCGCGATGATGCAGGCCCCTTCGACGCCGATCTCGGTGTTGCTGTGCCGGAAGGCCGCGGCGCGCAGGTTCGGGATGTTGGCCAGCAGGCGGGTCAGCCGCGAGGCCGGCGCGCGGTGGCGGTTGAACACGCCGTTCCCCGCCCGGGTCGCCGTCGCCGTGTAGTCGATACCGATGACGTAGGTCTGCGCCCAGGCCACCTCGTACTCGCAGTCGGTCGCCGCCCCGGTGTGCCGCGCCGCGAGCGGCGAGCACGCCTCCATGCGCATCCCCCGCGCGATGATCGCGGTGCCGCTGGTCTCGTTCAGGAAGGGGATGGCGACGTTCGGGTCGAGCTGGCGGAGCTCGAAGTTCGGCCCGTCGAAGATGTGCCGGTTGTGGTTGTTGTACGCTCCGGCCTGGCGCGAGAAGCGCACCCCGAAGCGGTCGAGCGTTGGGTTTATCCCGGTCGCGCAGGCGAAGTGGCCGCCATAGTAGCGGATGGAGGTGTTCCAGGCCGTGGCGGTGCCGCAGTGAGCGTCGAGGCCGAAGCGGTTGTTGAGGATGCGCCCGAGGATCAGCGTGGTGTCCTCGAAGCCGCGGCCGTCGCCAAGGGTGCGCAGCCCGATCGTGAAGCCCGAGACGAGGCGGAGGTCGAGCAGCGAGGAGTCGAGGTTACGCGCTAGGATGCCGATGTCGGCCTCGCTCAGCCAGTCGGACTGGATCTGCCGCGTGACCTGCAGATTGAGGTACAGCTTCTCGCCATTGCGGGTGGTGCCGCCGTCGCCCAGCGTCAGCACGGTGGCCGGCGCATTGGCCGCACCGGTGTACTGGATCACGCCTTGCATGATCAGGCCGCGTGCGCCGCCACCGAGCGTCACCCCGGCGTCGACGTTCCAGGTGCCGGGCGGGACGACGGCGAACTTCCCGTCCGCCGCGGCGCGGTCGAAGCAGGCCTGGATGGCGGCGCGGTCGTTGGCGGCGCCGTCGCCGAGGCCGCCGAAGTCGCGCGGCAGCACCGCCTCGCGGTCGCGCAGGTACTTCGCCAGGTCGGTCTTGGAGATGTTCTGGCCGAGGACCATCAGGTCGTCGATGCGGGCGGCCATGTCGCGGCTCCTACAGGGCGGTCGCGGTGACGGGTCCGGCGAGGGCCGAGACATTGCCCTCGGCGGAGACGGCGCGGAGCCAGTACCAGCGGGCCTGGCCTGCGGTGAGGCCGGTGCGGTCCCAGGGCAGCGCGGTCGGCTCGGTGACGAGCTTCACGGCAGCGGCGAGGCTGGCGCTGCTGGCCTCGAACACCTGCAGCCGGACCGCATCTGCAGGGAAGCCGCCCGAGAGGCGCACGCCGCCGGCAACGCCGAGCGCGGCAGGCGTGGTGACGGCGCCGGGGATGGCTGCCTCCCGCCAGCCCGACACGGCCCCGCTGCGCGCCACGGCGCGCGCCCGGAAGGCGGTCGGCTCGGCGGTGGGGATCGAGGCCGCGGTCGCGCCCAGGGCGCCGCCGTAGCCCTGCCAGGTGGCGACGGAGGCGGGGCGGAACTCGAGTTCGTAGCCGGCCAGGTAGGCGCTGCCGACCGCCGACCACGACACGCCGAGGGCGGCAAAAGTCGGGGCGAGCGGCGTTTCGACTGTGATGCTGGTGGGGGCAGCGATGACGCCCGGGTTCGGCAGCACCACCGAGGGGCTGTCGCCGGCGGCGCGCTCGTCCACCACCGGGTTCCAGTCCCACACCGCCGGGTCCTCCTCGGAGAGCGTGAGGTCGACACCGCCGTCCGGCGACAGCCGCCAGCCGGTGACCCGCGCCGGGAAGGGCCCGACGCGGTCGAGGGCGACCGTCACCCCGTCCCAGGGCCGGAGCCGCAGCGCCGAGAGGTTGGCCGGAAACGCGACCTCGCGCTGGCGACGGATGCGCTCCAGCTCGGCCTTCATGAGCCGCTGCACGGTCGCGACCGAGGTGGTCAGCGGGTACTCGATGTCGCGGTAGATCTGCTCGCCGCCATCCTCAGCGACGTAGTTCGAGGCGAGCAGCGGCGGCGCATCGGTGGGCTGCCAGTTCTTGGCCGGGTCGACGTAGACCGCCCGCACCCCGTTGAAGAGGTCCCGCCGCGGACGGCTGCCCTGGATGGTGACGTCGCCCCGGAGATCATCCGAGGTGAGCGTCGCCGCCGGCAGCGCCGGCCCGCCAGCATGGATGAAGAACCGCCCGCCAGAGACGACCAGCGCGCCGGCCATGGCGGCGACGAGCTTGCGGGTGATGGCGATCTTGCCCTCGCCGAGCGAGACGCGGCCGTTCACCGTGTAGCGCCGCTCGGTGACGCCGGCGCGGGTGCCGATCAGCTCGTCGCAGATGTTGGCCGCGGCGATCAGGGCGGGGATGTCGATGTCGTCCCAGGAGGCCTTCCAGCCGAAGGGCGCGGTGAGGTACCAGGCCAGGCAGAGGGCCGGGTTGTCCGACCAGCCGGTTGCGCCGGTGCGCGGGTCGAGGATCGTGTCGGCCCCCTCGACCAGGGCGGCGATGTTCGGCGGGCCGGAGGGGAAGGCCTCGGCGGTAATCTTGAGCCGCACGGCGACATAGGCCCGGCCGCGGCCGCGGTGCTCGGCGGTCCACTTCCCGCCGGTCTCGGCGATCAGGTTGGCGTTCGCGGCCTGGTCCGGGGCGCCGAGGTGGCGATCGATGCGCACCAGGCCGGCGAACTTCGCGTCGGTCGCCAGCGTGTCGCCGAGCCAGACGTCGCCGATGGTGCGGACGCGGTGCGCGGCGAGCACGACGACCGCGTAGAACCAGCCATCGGCGCGGCCGGCGTCGTCGGTGGCCGAGTGGATGAAGACGATCGGCCCGCCGACCTTGCAGCGGCCGAAGACGATCTGGTGCTCGGTAATGGGCTGGCGGAAGGACTGGGTGCGGCCGGCGCCGGGTGCGGTGGGGTCGTCGCCCGGGCGGAGCGAGGCGGAGGGCGTCGGCGACGTCGGCCGCTTGGCGGGGAACACCGAGGCGCCGATGGTCGAGACGACGAAGGCGGCGCCGGCGCCGACGATCGCGCCGATGATGCCGCCGCCGACCGCGGCCGAGGCGACGCCGCCGGCGACGACCGCAATGAGGGGAACGGCGGCGGGCATATCAGCCGATCCTCCAGGCAGCGGTGCAGAGGGTGATCGGCGCCCGCAGCAGGCCGCGCGGGCCGACGAAGGCGACGCGGCCGGCGTCGAGCACCACGCCGAGGCGGTCGGGATCGGGGGCGAGGACGACGTCGCCCATGCGGGCCCGCAGCGGCGCCATCCGCGGGAAGCCAGTGCTGTCGACGGAGGCGGCCAGATCGGGCAGCACCCGGAAGGCGGGCCGCTCCCCCGTTACCGCCTCGATGGCCGCGAGGGCAAAGCGCCCGCAATTCCAGCGATGGGCATCGAAGGGGCGCGTCTCCACCGCCGACAGCAGCGCTGCCAGCCGCACCGCCCAGTCCGGCTGCCGCGTCACTGGGCGGGGAGACGGATCTCCGCCTCCTGCAGGGCGGGGACGTATTCGAGGAATCGGTCGCCCGGGTATTCGGCCTGCTGGTCGGCGTCGGTGTAGCGGCGGACCTCGGCGCGCTCGAGGTCGACGAGCCGGCTCTCGCAGGTGAGCGCGACGCGCGGCTCGGCGCCGTCGGTCACCTCCATCGTGTCCATCAGGCCTGCCCAGAGCGGGAACGGATCGGCGACGAAAGCGCCCTCGGCATCGAGCAGCGCGCCCCACAGCCGGGCGGGGCGGAGGCGGAAGCTCCGCTCGGCGAGCGCGATGTCCACCACCTCCTGTGGCACGGGCGACAGCGCCAGCGTCAGCCGCACGGCGCGGAGCTCGACCGTCTCCTCGACCTCCCCCACCGCGCCGATCGAGCCGACGCCCTCGAACACCTTCCCCGCCCAGTTCAGCTGGCCGAGGCCGGTCCAGGCCCGGAAGGGGCCGGAGGCGAAGTCGAGCTCGACCAGCACGACCGGGGCGGCGACCGGCGAGGTGGCGGAGGAAGCCGCATGCGGCGACAGCCGCGGCGTGCCGTTGCTGTCTGACATCACAGAGCTTCCTCGAGGCGGATGGTGATCGCCGTGAAGCGTCCCGGCCGGGTCGGGTTGGCGGCCTCGTCGTCGGAGACCAGGCGCATGGCGACGGTGGGCTTGCTGAGCACCAGCGGCTGGTTGATCAACAGCGGCTCGCGCAGCGGCGGCGCGATCGGGATGGTCGCCGTGCCGGCGCCGGAGGCGGTGACGGTCTCGGTGGCGATGTGCAGCCGCCCGGCCAGGCCGATCAGGTCGCCCGCGCCGACCGCGATGCCGTTCGGCCACCAGCCCCCGGTCTGGATCGCCAGCGCCCCGCGCGGCGCGCCGGCGGCGAGCGAGGGATTGCCCGAGCCGACGACGAAGCCGGTGCCGTCCGTGAAGATGGTGGCGTCGGAGTAGGAGAACGGCCCGCTCGGCACGTCGCCCTGCACCCGCGGATCGCCGGTGCGGAACTCGCGCCGCCAGTCCCAGATGCGGACCGTGTTCACCGAGCCGGCCAGCGCGGCGAGCAGGCCTTCGAGCAGGCCCGCGCGCAGGCGGTCGAGCGGATCGAAGGTCGCCTGCGCCACCCAGCGCGCGCCCTCGCGACGCAGCACCTGGGTGGCGCGCGTGACCGGCGAGACGAAGCGCGTGGTGTTGTGCTGCAGGTAGAAGGTCAGCCGCGTCGGGCGCAGCGCCTCGGGCCAGGCGTATTCCACCATGGCGGCTACCCCCGCACCGTCTCGTAGGCGCTGCCGCCGCGGCGGATGGCGTCGAGCGTCATCGCCGAGGCCTGCCGCGCGATCTGACCGGCGAGCAGCCGCAGCCGCGCCTCGACGCCGGCGTCCGCCCCGCGCGCGTCGATGTTGATGGTCTGCTGGATGAGCGGGCCACCCGGCGACACGCCGTTCGGCAGCACGGTCCCGCCGCGGTCCGGCACGAACCACTCGGGCCCGCGCTCGCCGACGATGTAGGGCTGGCCGGCGGCGACTGGCCCGCCCTCGGCCCGAAACAGCCCGCCGAGCCAGGAGCCGATGCCGTCGAACCAGCTGCCGGCGCCGAGGCTGGTGAGACCGGCCGAGACGGCGTTGCCGAGCGGCTCGGTGATGGTGCGCCGGGCGATGATGCGGGTAATGTCCTGCAGCAGGCCCTGCGTGACCTTCGACAGCTTGTCGCCGCGCACGATCGCGTCCTCGAAGGCCGAGGAGAACGCGAAGCCCAGCTCCCGCGCCGCCTCGCGCGTGCCCTCGGTGCTGCGCTGAAGGCGGCGCTCGGCCTCCTCCAGATCGTCCAGCGCGCGCTGCGCCTCCCGCCCGATCGTCTCGTCGGGGATCGGCCGGCCGGCGCGTTCGGCGCGCTGCACCAGGTCGCCGAGCCGCTCCAACCGGCGCTGGTAGCGCTCATAGGCGGTCTCGTTGTCCTGGATCAGCCGCTCGCGCTCGCGCAGCAGGTCGTTCAGCTGCCGCTCGGCGTCGCGCGCCTCCCGCGCGCCCTCGGTGCTGGCGCGGCGCACCGCGGCGATGCGCGGCTCCAGCCGGCGCAGCGCCTCGTCGCGCTCCTGCAGCGCGAGCGTCTCGAGGCGGGTGCGCTCGGCGGCGGTGACGGCGCCGGCCGCCTCGGCCTCCCGCAGGCGCCGGACACGTTCCTCGTACTCCCGGTTGATCCGGAAGCGGTCGTCGAGATCGCGGGTGAGCTCCTGGACGTCCTGTGTGGCGCGGCGCCGGCGGGCATCGGCCGCGGCCTGGCCGGCGCGCTCCTGCTCCTCAAGGCGGCGGTTGAGCGACTCCCGCTCGGCGGTGTCGATCTCGGCCAGCGTGGCGAAGTAGTCGCGGCGCAGCTCCTCCAGCCGCGCCCGGCTGTCGACGCCCGCCTGCTGCTCGGCGGTGCCGATCAGGCCCGGGCGGATGCTGCCGCGGCGGACCGGGGCGCGCAGGCTGTCGCGGCCGTCGCCCTCGCTCTCCAGCCGGCCGATCTGCACCGACAGCGCCTCGGCCTGGCGGCGCAGGCCGGCGAGGCGCTCCTCCTCGCTGCGCAGGCCGGCGCCCTGGCGGACGCTGTCCACCGCGCGGGCGGCGGCCGAGAGCGCGCGGGCCAGCGCGTTGGACAGGCCGATGGCGCGGTCGAGCTGGCCGAGGAAGTTCTCGGTCGCCGCCGTCAGCTGGCCGAAGGCGCGGCCGAGCGAGAGCGGCGCGCGGTCGAGCTCGGCGCCGAGGCGCTCGGTGGCGCGCAGCAGGGCGGGAAACACCCGCTCGGCGGTGAGCTTGCCCTCGGAGCCGAGCTTGCGGAGCTCGCCGATGGAGACGCCGAGCTCGCGCGCCAGGCCCTCGGCCAGCAGCGGCATGGCCTCGAGGATGGAGCGGAGCTCATCGCCCTGCAGCACGCCGGAGGCCAGCGCCTGGGCGAGCTGCAGGGTCGCGCTGCTGATCTCCTGGGTGGAGGCGCCGGAGACGATGGCGACGCGCTGCAGGCCACCGACGAGGCGGACCACCTGGTCGGAGGTGGCGCCGATCTCGCGGGCGGCGATCGAGAAGCGCTGGAAGGCGTCGACGCTCTCCGAGACCGCGACGCCGGTCGAGAGCGCGTTGCGATAGAGCGCCTCGTAGACCTGCCCGGCACGCTCGACGGAGCCGGTGGCGTTCTGCAGACGCGACAGGCCCTGGGTGAGCGCGTCGCCGGCCTGCACCAGGGCACGGGCGGCGACGGCGACACCGGCGATCTGGATGCCGCGCGTGGCGACATCGAGCAGTTCGAGGGAGCGGGAGGCGCGTTCAGCGCCGCCCTTGATCTGGTCGAGGGAGCGCTGGCCCGTCTCGCCGACCTCGCGCAGCCCCGCCTTGACCCGGGCGGCATCGTCCAGCGAGAGGCGCACCGAGACGCGGCGGGTGGCGTCGGCCATGGTGCCCTCTCCGGCTATCGGTTTCGTTAGTTGCGTTTACTGCGATCGCTTCGTATAAGGGCGAGCAACCAGAGGCCACTGGAGGGCCCCATGCTCGCTCTGCTCGACCAGGCCGAGCCCATCGTCGCCGACGAGGCCGAGGCCGCCATCGCCAAGACCGCCGCCGCCAGCCTGGCCCCCGCCGCCAGGGCCGGTCAGGGCGTGCAGTTGGTGCTGCGCGAGCAGCCCAACGTGGTCGTCCCGCTGCCGGCTCGCGCGGTTGAAGTCGTGCTCACCGTGCTCGGCGCCATGGCCGAGCGACGGCCGATCTCGGTTATCCCCCACGAGGCCGAACTCACCACGCAGCAGGCCGCCGACTACCTCAACGTGTCGCGGCCCTTCCTCATCAGCCTTATCGACCGGGGCGAGATCCCCCACCGAATGGTGGGGCGGCATCGGCGTGTGCGGTTCGCAGACCTATTGGCATTCGAGCGCACCTCCGCCGACAAGCGGAAGCAGGCGCTGGCGGAGATGGCCGCGGAGGCGCGCCGGCTGGGACTGGACTGAGGCGTGATCTCGACCTTCACGGCGTTCTTCGACGCGAATGTCTTTTACGGGGCACGCCTGCGCAGCCTCGTGCTCTTCCTCGCCCAGACGAAGCTGTTCCGGGCGAGGTGGAGCGACCGGGTGCACGATGAATGGATCCGAAATCTGCTGCAGAAGCGGCCAGACCTGAAGCCTGCTGATCTCGCGCGGACCCGCCAGCTGATGGACGCATCAGTCCTGGACGCACTGGTCACGGGCTACGAACCGCTCATCGACGCGATGGTCCTGCCGGATCCTGACGACCGCCATGTCCTCGCCGCCGCGGTGGTCTGCAAGGCGAGTTGCATCGTAACCTTCAACGTCTCCGACTTCCCGCCGGACCGCCTGGCGCCCTACGGCCTGCACGCCGTGCACCCGGACGACTTCCTACTCGACGTCGAGAGCATCGATCCGTCGGCCTTCGCCGATGCGGTGCGGGAAGACCTGGATCACTACCGCGCCCCGCCGCTCGAGCTCCCCGAGTATGTCGTCGCGCTCCGCAAGGCCGGAGTTCCCCGTATCGCGGACCAGATTGGCAAGCTCGCTCCGATCCTGGAGCGGCGACCGAGCGACCTGCCGGCGGATTAGGTGGCAGGACTCGCCGCGCTGCGCTCTGCGCTGCCCTCGGCCATGCCGATGCGGATAGCGAGTAGCAGTTCGGTGGCGGCCCAGCCGCCGGCGCCCAGTTCGCGCGCCGCGGCGAGCGCGCCGGCGGTGTCGAGCGTCAGGCCGGCCATCGTGACTTCGGCGCAGGTGGTGCCGGCGGCCCAGCAGGCGTGCCCTTCAACGCTGGCGGGGGTGTGCGCGGCGTAGGGGCAGGCATCGGCGCAGTCGCGGCCGAGGGCGGCACAGCCGCGGCAGTATTCGGGCCCGCGGCCGAAGTGCCAGGCGGCGCGGGCCCTCAGCCGTTTCCCTCGGCGGCCACCGCGGCGACGGGCGCCGTGGCGCGGTCCCAGAAGGCGGCGGCGATGTCGTCGAGGTCCATCAGACGCTCGACCGCCTCGGGCGAGAGCGGCAGCGGCTTGCCGGCCGCGTCGCCGACGCCCTCCCAGGCGGTGACGGCATGGCGAGCCAGCGCCTTGACGAGGAAGGCGAAGGACAGGCCGCGCGACATGTCCGGGTCGAGGTCTGGGTCGGCGATGCGGATCGCGGCGAGGCGGCGCGCGGCGGCGGCCTGGGCCGCCGACATGACCGCCGTCGTCACCGGGCGGATCTCGACGCGGACGCCGCGCGGCAGGTCGAGCCAGTACGGCTCGGCCGGGAGGTCGAGGGTGAGCATCGGGGAGATTCCTTGGTGGGGGTGATTGAGCTGAGCCGCTAAGGTCTGGGGCACGCTCAAGAGGAACGCACACGCATTGACTGGCGTGCCCCAGCGATGGCGCTTGGACCGATACGACGCTGTCGCTCCGGTCCTCGGGTCGATTCAGACGTTCAACGGCCGCGGCTCAGAAGGTATTTGCCCTAACGAGCCCGATGAGACGACGGAAGTCGGCATCGGCGCTGTCGCTCTTCCAGCGGTTCACGAAGCGACACACGATCTGCAGGTTGCCCGGCTCATAGTGTCCTGCACTGTCGATCCGATCGAGCGAGCAACGCAGCTCGGGGTCGCTACCGTCCTCATCAAATTGCAACGCGATCCCGGTGATCGCACAGAGGCCGTCCTGATCATCGATGAGGGATGCGACGTACTTTTCCAGCGCCGGCTTGTCGAAGGACGTGCGCTTGTCCTTCAGGGTGCGCAGCACCTGCTGACCATTCGCGGCAGCCACCGTGCTGAACACGGTCTCAACCATCCGAAATATGGTCTTGCGCTTGGCGTCATAGATGGTCGCGGGGTTGCGGCCGGTTCGCACAACCTTTGCCTGCCATTCGGGCCTGCCGTGCCAGGGCTCGAGGCCGACGCCATCAATGAGAGCGAGCGCGTATTCCGCATTGTCGGGTGAGAGCTGCTGCAACGTGCCTTCGGTGAAGAGGAAATCGCGAGCCTTTGGGTGGAGGCCGGCCCAAGGCAGGGGGCGTCCCTTTCGGTCGCGGTCTCGCCATGGTTCGGCTGGCTTGTGCAGCTCGAAGACGCGAGGGCCATCGCGCTGCGGATTGAAGGAGGGCATCAGGGTGATCTCGACGGGCTCAGGCCGCGAGATCGTCCACCACAGCTTATCCTTCTCCCTGTGGATCCAGACGTCACCGCTTGTCTCGGCGATGGCATCGTTCAGGCCGAACCAGCGTGAAGCGACCGCCCGTGTGGGAATCTCCATGCGGGCCGTCTTGAGGTTTGCCACTGCGAAGTCGACGAAACCGTCGCGGTCCCGGCGCTCCCAAAAGGGATGGACGCGCTCGTTGTTGATGGTCGCGACGGTGCCGCGCTCCAGACATCTCGGCCAGAGATAATTCGACTGACCGAAGTTCGCGATGAAGACCCTCAACGCTATTGCCTCTTCCCCGTCGGCGGCGCTCACGAGAGGGAGATATTCTGGCGGCCTTGATGCGAAAGCGGAAGAGCTCGCCAGGCCGGACCCGGCTGAAGCGTCACGCGTACTCTGTCCCCGCCTGCTGGTTCTTCAGCACGGTGGTCATCATCCGCGTCGCCGTCGCGTTGAACGCCGCGCGGAATTCGAAGCTCGCCTCGACGCCGGCGGGCCCCTCTATCGGCGTCTTCGCGAGCGCCAGATAGACCTCGTGCAGCGTGAAGGTGAGGCTGCGGTTCGCGTCGATGGTGAACGCGAAGGCGAACTCCGCCGCGGTGCCGTTCTGCGCCTGCGTCAGCAGTGTCGTGTCGGCAAAGCGCGCGGTGATCTGGCCGGTGGCGCGGGCGATGCCGGGATCCGCGCCCTCGATCTTGCGATCGGCGCGGATTGTGCGCACCGCCTCGACGCTGTTCGAGTAGGCGAGCCGCGCGCCGGTAACCTGCGCCAGCGCAGAGCCGGCGCGAGAGATGGAGCCCTGCGCCTTGTTGAAGGCCGTGTAGGCGGCCGAGACCGGTGTGCCGCCGGAGGACGAGCCCGAGCGCGTCGAGCCCTGGGCGATCAGCTTGATTGTCGCCGTCGCCGGCCCGGTCGGCGAGAAATCGATCTCCAGCGCGTCCGCGCGCACGCCGGCGCAGACGTCGTAGCTCGGCACGTCCGGGTAGCCGATCTCGATCGCCTGCGAGGGCAGCGTCGCCGCACCCGATCCGAAAGTATGGGTGAAGTTCGGGTTGGTGCCGGTGGTGGTCGGCGCGCCGAGTAGCAGCCGCAGCCAGTGCCCGATGTTGATCAGGTCCACCGGCACGACGACGTCGCCCTCGACGGTGACGGTGTCGAAGAACGGCGCGGCCGGATCGCGATTGCCGCCGAGGCCGATAACATCGGCATCCAGCAGCGGCTGCTCGGCGCCGAGGTTGCAGGAGAGAAAGGGCACGCGCCGCCAGTTGCCGCCCGGCGCGGTGCCGTAGGTGACCTCGGGGATCATGAGCAGGCGCGAGTTGGCACCGATGGCACGGGGCATGGGGCGTCTCCGGGAGCGGGATCAGGCCAGCGGCGAGCCGGCGACGGTGAAGGACAACGTGACGGGAACGGAGGCGGCGCGGGCCGCGGCGGCGCCTTCAGTCTCGGCGTCGTCGAAGGAGGACGCGCCGGGCTGCGCCCACTCCACCGCGCCGCCGAGGGTGCGGTCGCCGGCGATCGCGGCCGCGATGTCGACCAGCAGCGCATCGAGCAGCGCGCCCGTGGTCGCGACGACCTCGACCTCGGCGCGATGCTCGACCGCCCAGGCGAGCGGCGAGAGGATGGCGGTTTCCTCCACCGTCTCGCCGTCACGGACCACGACGAGCCCACCGGGCGGAAGGCGCTGCGGAACGGTCTCGTTGCGGAGGACCTTCGGGGCGGGGTTCCGCGCGGCCAGGGCGGCACCCAGGCGGGCGTACAGGGCAGCCAGAGCCGTCTCGCGCACACTCATCCGGTCCTCGCCGTCTCGGCTTCCCAGGCCGCCACGAAGCGCCGCGGCAGGCGACGTAGGGCGCGCAGCGATGCTCCGCGGACGTCGAGGCGCTTGGTCAGCTTCACCTGGGGCAGCAGCAGGAACATCGGCACCATCCCCTGTTCGAGCAGGCCGCGGGCCCAGGCCTCGCGGCCCTTGCGGTTGGCCGTCCCGACCTCGGCGACGCCGCCGGCGATCAGGCGGGTCCGCCGCCGTCGGCCGGTCTGCGTCCCCTGGCGCAGCGGCAGGCACCAGACGAAGCCCCGCCCCGAGCGGAAGGGCCGCAGGAAGCCCTGGCCGGAGGCGACCATCTGAGCCGGCGTGACGCGCAGCCCCTTGTCACCGCGGCCGCGCCAGCCGCGGGCGGCGTTGAAGCCGGTGGCGATCGCGAGGAAGCGCCCGCCGCCCTTCGGCCGGATCAGCGCCCCACGCTCGAAGGCTTCGATCACCAGCGGGGTCTTGCTCCAGACCAGGCCGGCGGCGCGCATCGACACGCCGGTGCGGGGGAAGACCTGGGAGCGCCAGGCATTGGCGATGCCGCGGGCTTTCCCGCCCAGGGATCCGGTGACCTGGCCGCGGAGCTCAGTCTTCAGCGCGTCGGTCTCGGCGCGCACGGCGTGGGAGGCGGCGCGCTCGCCGGCGCGGACCTCCTCGGCCAGCACCTTCCGGAGATCGCCGACGACAGCGGAGAGGCGCATGCTACCGCCGGCAGAGCACGCGCCAGGCGACCCCGGCAGCTTCTCGCTCGGCGCTGTCCACCGTCAGCAGGTCCGGGCCGATGGTGAAGGTGTCGCCCGGCTCGATCGCTGGCAGGGCCGCAATGGCGACTGTCAACACGTCGGTCGCGCGCAGCACCGGAGTGTCGAAGGCGTCCACCACGCGATCAGGGCTGGAGCGCAGGACGCGAATGGGGAGAGGCGCGCCGGTGCCCGCGGCGCGGTAGGTCGCCTCGACGCTCAGGTTCGGGTCGGCGGCGAGCACCGCAAGTGCATCGTCGAAGACGCCCATGTCGGATCAGCCGAGCCCGAGCCATGAGGCGAGCTTCGCGCCGACTGCGGCGCCCACGATTCCGCCGGCTGCGGCCGCGCCCGTCGCCGGGATCGCGGGCGACGCGCCCGGCACTCCGCCCGCCGCCAGCGACAGCCGCGCCGTGAGTCCGGCCATCGCCTTGACCAGCTCCGTGACGGTGCGGGTCAGCTCGCGCATGTCCTTGTCACCCTCGGCCAGGCGTCGCTCGATCTCGGTCAGGCGGGTGACGATGATGCCGAGTTCGCGGTCGTGGTCCGTCATCGGGTGACCTCCCGCTGCCGCTGCAGCCGCTGGTGGATGGTCCAGGCCGCGACGCCGATCACCGCGGCGGCGACGCCCCAGGGGCCGATCGAGCGCAGCACGGCGGCCAGGCCCTCGGCATGCGGCGCCAGCGTCGTGACGGCATCAACCACCGCCGCCGCCGTGACGCCGGCGACCACCGAGCCCGCGGCGGCGCGGACCGTCCCGCTGTGCGCGAGACCCAGCTGGACCAGGCCGGCCATGCGCAGGCCCTCCGCGATCGTCTCCGGCGCGTAGGGCATGCCGCCGAGCTCGTGGCGGATGATCGCCTCGACGAGGCCGCGCATGGTGGCCGCGTCATGCAGGTCGATGGGATCGTCGAGCCCGACCCCGAGCCGTGCGGCGACCGCCGCCTGGTAGGCCCGCGTATCGTTCTCGCTGCTCGGGGCCCAGCGCGCGACGATGCCGCGCACCGTGCGCAGCCCATGCCGGTCCTGGTAGCTCTGCAGCAGCAACGCCAGCGCGCGGATGCCGTGCTGGTGCGAGCGGAACCGGCAGAACCGCCCGTCCGAGGGCGGCGTCTCGAGGCCAAGCCACTTGTTCGTGGGCAGGTGCTCGATGTTGCCGGGGTTGCGGTTGCGGTAGCCCCGGCTGAGCTTCGGATCGCCGCTCATGCGCCGCTCGCCGGCACGCGGGCCAGCATCACGCGCACTGTGGCATCGGCCGCCAGGGCAGCGACAGTGCAGAGGCCGACCTGGAAGTTGCCGGTCGCGGTAGTGGTGATGCGGCGGTTGGTGTTGTCCCAGAACACCCGCGCGCCCTGGCTGATGGCCAGCGAGGGCTCCTTGGTCAGTTCGAACTCGCCGCGAGTCTCGCAGTCGACGCTGGCGTTCTGGGCGGCGTCGGACGCCGCCACCCCGAAGAAGGCGCCGACCAGCATGCCCTGGCCGGAGAGGATCCCGCCGGCATAGGGCACCACCATCGGGATGGAGCGCGCGTCGGGACGGATGCAGTTGCGCATGGGAGGGTCTCCTGAAAGCGCGCAGGGCGCCGACCGGCTCTCCGGCGGCGCCCTGGCGCGATGCGGATGGGAGGGAGGGAAGCGGCGGGATCAGGTGCCCGGGTTGAACCAGGCGCCGCGCCAGTCGATGGCGCCGACGCCGAAGTCGAAGATCACGCTGACCTCGACGCCATCGGCGCCCTGCACCGGGCCGGTCGTGACCTGCGGCCCCTCGGCACCATTGAGGTAGCCGTAGACATAGACCGGCGCGGCGACCGGGTCGGAGAACAGGTACCAGCGGTTCGCCTGGATCAGCGGCTCGATCACCGGCTGCACGAAGCCGGCAAAGACGTTCGCCTTGCCGATCTCGTTCGCCTGCACCACCACCGTCGCCTGGCGCGCGGCGAGTTCGAGGTTTGGCCCCACCAGCAGCCGCATGGTCTGGCCCATCGAGATGGGCAGCCCGTCCAGCGTGCGCTGCTTCATGATGGCGGTGCGGCCGGCGCCGATGGTCGTGGTGTCGAGCACCGTGCCGGTGCTGGCCTTGTTGGCGCGCGCCGCACCGGTGGCGAATACGGGCGCGCTGCCGGTGGTCAGCGTCGGACCGTCACCATTGGCGCTGTTGAGCAGGTTGTAGGCGGTGGCGTTCTCGAACTCGGCGACGCGCCGGCCAATCGCCGCGGCGAAGTCGGTGAAGGCACCCAGATCGTCGTTCACCAGCATCGGTCGCGTGACGCGGATACGCCGCGCGAAGGTCTGCAGGAGCACGATCTCCTGGCTCTCGGACATGGTGCCGACCTGGATCTCGCCGTTCTCCGCGAGCGGCAGCAGGGTCGGGAAGTCGCCAATGCGCAGGTGCCGGTGCGGCTTGAAGTCGCGGAAGTCGCGGCGGAGAAAGATCTGGCGGTAGGTCGGCTGCGCCGGCTGGTAGGCGGCGAGCAGCATCTTGTTGGCAGCGGCAGCCAGCAGCAGCGGAAAGTCGGAGCTGGTGTGGAAGGCGCGCTCGGCGAGGAGCGTGGGATTGCGGGGCACGCTCCGCGCGCCGCGGGCGCGCAGCAGTTCGCCGATCATGTCGGAGGGGCGCCAGCCCATGAACTCGGCATGGCGGCCCGAACCCTGCGGCTGGTAGCCGGGCATGGCACGGGCGGCGAGCGCTTCGGCCATGGCGTCGAGGATCTGCGCCGGGTCGTCGTGGCCGGGGCCGGTCTCGGGGCGGGCCGGGAGCGTCGGGCGGCTCGTCTGCGTCTGGGTGAAGGCGTCCCACAGGCGGCCTCGCAGCACCTCGGGGCTGATACGCTCGCGGATGGCGGCCTGGCGCAGCGCGTCGATGGTGTCCGCGGCGAGCAGGCCGCGGGCAGCGGCGAGGACCGGCTCGTAGCTGGCAATGCGCTCGGCGGCGGCGCGCTCGGCCTCGGCCCGGACGGCCTCGAGGTCGATCGCCGGCACGGCCGGTGCGGGCGCGGCGCGGGTCGGCTCGGGCGGCGTGGTCGGCGCGGGGCTGGTGGTCACGGTGGTCTCCTGGAACGGGGCGGTGGACGGCGACGCGGCAGGCGGCGCCGACGGGGCAGCAGCCGGCTCGGCCGGCGTCGTCTCGGGCATGGGTGGTTCCTCGTCAGGCAGGGCGGGCTCGATGGCGATGGCTGGCGCGCCCTGCGGCGCCTCGCCACGCACCGCCGCATCCCGGTCCACCGGGACCGGCACGACGGAGATCTCAAAGGGCTCCCAATCCACCGCACGGTGGACGGTCTCGCCGGTGGCCGGATCAGGCCGCGGCTCGTAGCGGTGCACGCGATAGCCGACGCTCACTGCCCGCAGCGTGCCGTCAGCGATGCGCTGCCAGACAGGCTCGACGTCGGCGGCAGTGCTGAACTGCAGCGTGGCATAGCCGCGCCCGAGCTCGAGGCGGGCGGCGGTGACCCGACCGAGCACGTCGCGCGCGCCACCGCGGCGGTGGGTATCGAGCACCGGGGCGCGACCGGAGCGCAGCGCCTCCATGCGCACCGCGTTGGGCGACATCTCCAGCTCCTCGGTGATCAGGCCGAGGGCCGGGACGAAGTTCCGCGCGCGAGCGCCGGTGCTCCACACGACCTCGACGGTGCGCGCGGCACGATCGACGGTGGCAGGCGCTGTGATGGCACGCTGCGCCACGAGCGGAACGTCCGCCGCGGTGGGCGCAGTAGCAGGCTCCGGCGTGGCATCGCTGCCGCCCAGCCCATTGGTCTCGGTCATGTGGATATCCCTGTGGAAAAGGTCGGGATGTTCTGTGGACTGCGGACGCTCAGCCAGGCTCCGCCTGGCTCCCGGCCGGCTGCCGCAGCGGAGCTGCCGCTCCTGTCGCCGCGATCTCCACCGCTGCCATCTGCGCAGCGTCCTGGGCGGCGCCGGACTTCGCGACACGGCGCGGATCGGTGTCGAGCGAGATGCCCGCCTCGTCGAGTAGCGCATTGGCCTCGCGGATCATCTCGACGGCCGCGCGGAAGTCGTAGCCAAAGGCACCGGCGGCCTCGGGCTGAGGCACGAAGCCGGCGCGAACCTGGGCAATGAGCGCCGTGGTGTCCTTCAGCGGGTCGATCATCTCGTGCGCTGGCGGGACGTGCGACACGCCGACCGGCATCTCCGCGCCCCACAGCCCGAGCAGCGCGCCCTGGGCGTGAAAGCGGTCCGCGATCGGGCGGACCAGCATCGGGATCAACATCCCGTACTGCACCTGCTCACAGAGCCGGCGGAACTCGATCTTGCCGGCGCGGAGCGAGGAGTAGTTCGCCTGCGTCAGGTCGCCCGAGACCTGGTCGTAGGTGAGGCCAGCGCCGACCGCGGCGGCCTCCAGCGCGCGGCGGGCGAAGGCGGCATGGCTCCCGCCGCCGGAGGGGTTCACCACCTCCACGGAGCCCATGCCGCGGCGATACAGGATCATCCCTGGCTCGAAGCTCTCGACCGTCCGACCCTGGGCGTCGCGGAGCAGGCCGGTCGCCGCACCGGTGAGCGCCTCATCGCCCTCCTCGGTGACCACCGCCGCGAGGCAGGCCTCGATCTTGGCCTTCATCAGGAGGGCGGCCTCGTAGTCGCCGAGGTCGCGCAGACGGAGCAGGACCGGAGCGAGCCATGACACGTCGCGCAACTGGCCGGGCCGGCGCTTGCGGTAGATGTGCAGCACGTCGCCGGCGGGGATGCGTTGGCTGCTCTGCCAGGTCACCCCCGGCAGGATCCAGGCGGCGCCGGGATGGACGCGGTGCAGCCAATAGCCGATCGGCTCCCCGGCCTCGCCAAGCGCGATGCCCTGGATGGTCGGCGCGCCCTCGACCATGCCGTTCCGCGCCGTGTCGAGATGGTCGCTCTCCAGCACCTGCAGGCGCAGGCCGATCGGGTTCGCCTGCGAGGGAGCAGTCATCAGGAAGCGCACGAAGCACTCGCCGCTCTCGACCACAGCCCGCATCACCAGCGCCTGCAGACCGTAGAGGTCGAGCCGTCCCTCGGCGTCGCAGGCGTTGCTCTCCGCCCAGCGCTGCCAGGCGCGGCCGTGCGCGTCGCCGGGCCAGCGGGTGGTGATGCCCGCGCCGACCGCATTGCCAGTCCAGAGATCAACGATGCGGCTGGCATAGGGATCGTTCCGCACGGCATCGCGGGCGCGGCGGGCGACCGTGGCCGCAGCCATGCCGACCTCGGCATTGGCGCTGCCGCCCGAGGGCGCCCAGGCGGAGGCGCGGTGGTCCTGCGCCGCGGCATAGCCGCGCAGCACCTGCCATGCATCGCGGAGACGTCGGATCACCCGGTTCTCTCCCGCGAGAAGCTGGCGAGTGTCACGGAGGGACGGCGCGTTGCGCTCATCTCCGCACCGCGCAGCACGGCCAGCGCGCGGCCGAGCTCATCGAGGCTGCGATACTCCACCGTCCGCCCGTCGAAGCTCACGCGCGTCGTGCCGCCCGTGTAGGCGGCCGCCAGCGCCGCGGCGCGGCTCCCCTGCGGCTGCGCCAGCGCCCACGCGAGAACAGTCGGATCCATCACGCCGCCCTGAGCGTCGGCAGCGGCGTCGCCGCGTTGACGAGATAGGACAGCCCGGTGGGAGGGTTCGGCATAATCGGCACACCGGCCTGGTGCGTCAGCGCCGCGAAGAACCCGTTCTCGCTGCCGGTCGTGCCACCGCCGGCGCCGCCATCCGCCGCGGCCGAGCCGAGCAGCAGCGTGTTCCCGCCGCTGAATGCCTGCGTGCTGGTACCGCGTACCGAGGGAGCCCCGGAGAAGCACAGCAGCAGCCACCAGATGCCGGCCGAGATCCAGCGCGGCTGCGCGAAGGGGCAGAGTGCATTGCCAGTGGCGGCGGTGTCGGCGTCCACCACCGGCTCTTCGATCACCGCTCCCGGCCGGCCGGCACCATTGTCCGCCGCGAGCGCCATACGCAGGAGTCCGGCCGCGCCCGTCGTCACACTGACAGCCATGGCCGAGAACAGCCCGGGACGCGCCAGCACGTAGGGGACGCAGTACAGCCGGTTCGCCGTCATCGCGACCGCGCCGCCGACGGCGCGCGCATGCTGCGAGGCGTAGAAGCGCCCCGAGACGTGGGGCAGCATCGCCGGCGCCGGCGGCAGGTAGTGCTGGAACAGCGCGGTCATGCGAGGGGCCGGATGCCGAGGGTGAGAGGGCGCTCCGCCACCTGGTTCACCGGCGCAGCGGCGAGGCCGGAGCGCATCCGCAGCCAGCGCCAGCCGAGCAGAAGGGTGGGCGGCAGGGTGAGTGCCCGGCCGGCGGCGGCGGCCAGCACCACCTCATTGCCGAGATGGTCGTAGAGATCCGCCCAGGCTGCAGGCTCGCCCTCGTCGAGCGAGCCTTGCAGGGTGAGCGGGGCGTCGGTCCAGGCGGCGGGCAGCAGCAGCAGGCAGACGCCATAGCCGACGCTGGCGACAGGGCCGCTCAGCGCCTGGCCGGCGGCGATACTGGTGCGCACGGGCACGATCGCGGTCATCAGGGTCTCCAGGATCAGCGCAACCAGCCGCTGCGCGGCGCGAGCCAGCCGCGTGGGCGATGGGTGTCGGGTGCGGCCGGCGAAGGCGACGGGGGAGCGACATTCCCGCCCGTGGGAAGTTCGGCTGCCGGCAACGACAGCGCATCGGCCATGCGCGCCCAGCGCCCGTCGCCCCAGCCATCCACGCCAAGCGCCGCCGCGGCCGCGCGGGCATAGACCCGGCAGTCCAGCGCCTCGTTCCTTTCGCGGGTCTTCACCCACTCCAGTCGGCGAAAGCCGTTGCGACCGGCACGGGCCACCAACTGCTCGGCGGTGAGCTGCCGGCAGAACTCCTCGCCCGCGGCATGCACCGGCAGGTGCACGTAGCCCGGCGGGAAGGGATCGCCGCTCTCCTCCGTCGGCCGGTCGAGCTTCAGCCAGCCATAGGTCTCGGCCTTCAGGAAGGACGAGCCGACCGGCCAGACCTTCAGCCCACCGAGCTTCCGGCCGTTGCGTCGCACCTCCGTTGCCGCGGGCTGGCCGACCGCGGCGCGCAGCCCGTCCTGGCCCTTCACGGCGAGCGCGCGGCCCGCGCCAGCGCGCCGCACGAAGGCGTACACCTCCGCGGTGGTCATGCCGTCGCCGCTGTCGATCGCCGCCATAGCGATGGGGAGGCGGTGCCCGCTGGCATGCCGCCAGGTCTCGCCCAGCAGCAGCCGCAGCTCCTCCCAGACCGCCGCCTCGAACGGGTTCCCCGCCAGCACGCGGTGCTCGACCAGCCAGGACTGGCGGTCCTGCCCCCAGGCCCAGAGGCTCGCCTCGAGGCGATCCCGCTGCACGTCCACGCCGGCGGTCAGCAGCAGCCCGCCCATCGGCACCGTGCCCGCGGGCCAGTGCTCGCGGCGGTCGTAGAGCCGTTGCCAGTCCGGTGCCTCCCCCGCCTCCTGCCAGGTCTCGCCCAGCACCGTGTTGCGAAAGGTCTTGATGGCGCGGTCGTCGCCCTGCGCCGCGAGCCAGAGCCGGGCGATTTCCGACCAGGGCATCCAGCCGGGCGGCGAGTAGAGCGCCGAGATGTGAAAGCCGATCGCATGGGGATCGGTGGCCATGGCGGTGGCTCGCCATTCGCCCGCGGCCAGCATCGCCGCCTTGTGCTGCTCGCCGATCGGCGCATCGCAGTCCTCGCAGAGGTACCGCGCCGTCTCGGGCTGACCCTCGTCCCAGACCAGCCGCTCGAAGCGCAGATGCTGGCGGTGGCCGCAATGCGGGCAGGGCACGAAGTAGCGCCGCTGGTCTGTCGCCAGATACTCCCGCTCGATCCGCGACAGCCCGGCGATGGTCGGCGTGCTGACCAGCAGCATCTTGCGCCGCCAGCCGAAGGTGCGGGCCCGCGCCTCGGCCAGTGCGATCGGGTCACCTTCGCCCTCGACGTCGCCGGGGTAGGCGTCAATCTCGTCGAGGAACAGGAACCGCGCCGACATCGAGCGCAGGCCCACGGCACTGTTCGCGCCGGTCATCACCAGCTGGCCGCCCGGGAACTCCTTGCTGAGCTGGCGATTGCCGCTGTCGCGGGAGCGGGCCGGCGCGACCCGTTCCCGGATCGCCGGCGTTTCCTCCACCAGCGGGTCGATGCGCTGGTCGGAGAAGCGCTTGGCCAGTTCGGTGGTCGGCTGCACCGCGAGCATCGGCCCCGGTGCGTGGTGGATCACGTAGCCGATCCAGTTGTTGCCGCACTCGGTGCCGCCGACCTGCGCGCCCTTCATGAACACGACACGCCGAGCGGGATGCGCCGGCGACAGCGCGTCCATGATCTCGCGCAGGTAGGGCGTGCGCGCGGTGCGCCACGGCCCCGGTTCGGCAGAGCCGCGGCTGCCGAGCAGGCGATGCCGGTCGGCCCATTCCGACACGAGCAGCGCCGGCTCCGGCGCCATGCCGTCGCGCCAGGCCTGCAGTATTTCGGCGTCGCCCTCGAAGCGGCCAAGTTCGTCCAGCAGATGCTCCCCGACCATCAGCCGACGCTCACGCGGACGTCGTGCCGCTCAGCGAGGTGCTGGCGCAGCCGCGCGTCCATCATCGTCTGCAGCCGGTGCGCATCGACCCCGAGCTCGGCTGCCATCTCTGCGGCGACGCGGGCGGGCCAGGCGAGGATGGCGTCCCGCTCCTCCTTGGCGAGGCGGTGCACCAGCAGGAGCGCGCGGGCCTTGTCGACCAGCTTGCCCTTGCGCTCGTCGAGCCGCAGCCGGCGCTCCTGCGCCTTGAGCACCTCGTTCGCCGTGCGCGCATCGTGGAAGGTATTCTGGGCGGCGCGCGGCAGCGGATCGGCCGCCGGCGCCATCGCGGCGACAGGCGGTGGCGTCGCTAGCCGCGATGCTGCCGGTGCGGTTGGCGCCAGCGTCGCCGTCTTGCGGACGGGGTCGCTGCTGTCAGCGAGCCGTGCCCGAACCTTCTCGACATCCCAAGCGCCATCGGCCTCGGGCGCGATGCGGCCGGCGCGCTGCGCCTTCTGCAGCGCCGTGTGGGAAATGCCGAGGCGGCGCGCCACCTCGCGCTGCGAGGCCACGCGGCCCGGCTGCGCAGCGGCGATCATGATGTGATCGAGATCCCTCGAAGATAGCAATCGCCATCGCGGCGACGGCGCTTGGCTCGCGCGCGGCACAGCGCGAATGGTCCGTCACGCGATGCAGATGACGGAGCCGACCATGACCAAGCGCGAAGCCAACCAGCAGCGGAGCCTCGAGGCCTTCCTCGCGAAGAAGGCAGAGTTCGACGCTCTGCTCGCGGAGTTGCAGCAGGCCAGCGATGACCACTTCGGCGCGGATCCCGAGGCGGTGCTCTGGTGCGAGACCGCCTGGCTCACCGACGCCACCGCGAAGCTGAAGGAGGTCGCCGACCAACATTTCCGGCGCGGCGAATACCGCGCCTGACGCGCCGCGCTCCCGCACCGCCCCGACCGGGTTCCGCCCGGCGGGGCTCCCGGCAGTAGGGGGCCGAGGGTCGGCTCCCGGAACCGGAGACCACGACGATGACGCTTTCCGATACCCAGCGCGTGATCCTGAGCGCCGCGGCGCAGCACGAGATGGGCCTCGCCCGCGCGCCGAAGACCCTGCCGGCCGCCGCCCGCAACGCGGTGTTCCGCAGCCTGATCAAGAACAACCTGCTCACCGAGATTAACGCCCCGCGGGAGCATGTCGGGCTCGGCTGGCGACAGGATGAGGACGGGACCTGGATCGTGGCGCGCATCACGGACGAGGGGCTGCGCGCCATCGGCATCGACCCGAACGCGGGCGACGCGCGCGAGGAGGACGAGCAGAGCCCCGAGGCCATCGCCCGCCGCAACGCCGAGCGCCGCGCTGCCGCGGAGGCTGCCGCGCCGGTGGCCGACACGGCGCCCACGGGCGGGGAGGACGCCGCTGAGGGGGGTGCCCCCGCGGAGGACGCCGAACCCGCCCAGGGCGCGCCCACGCCCGCCCCGCGCGCCAGCCTGCGCGACGCCGCCGCGGCGGTGTTGGCCGCCTGGGACGACGAGGCGAACCGTGAGACGGACATCATCACCGCCCTCGACGGCCCGATGCAGGCCCTGCGCGCCGCCCTGGCGGGCAAGCCGCCCCGCCAGGCGCGCGAGCCCGGCGCGCCGCGGAAGCCGCGCGAGGGGACGAAGCAGGAGGCGGTGCTCGCCCTGCTCCGCCGCGAGGAGGGCGCGACCATCGCGCAGATCTGCGAGGCGACCGGCTGGCAGCAGCACACGGTCCGCGGCTTCTTCGCGGGCCTGAAGAAGCGCCAGGGGATCGAGGTGCAGGTGCTGGAGCGGGTCCGCCAGGTCGGCCCGAACAAGGAGGGCGCGAAGGGCTCCTTCACCATCTACCACCTGCCGGCCTGATCGCGCCGAAGGAATCACGCCGCCGCCTGCGTGCCGCGGGCGGCGGCGATGTCGTCGAAGACTCGATCCTCCCCGGCTAGCACGGCGGCGCGCCCCGTGAAGGTCTGCCAGCGCCGCACCGCTACGTCGATGTACCGGGCGTCGACATCCATCGCGTAGCAGATGCGCGCGGTGGTCTCCGCTGCGATGATCGTACTGCCGCTGCCGGAGAACGGCTCGTAGACCGCATCACCCAGCGCGGAATTGTTCACCATCGGCCGGCGCATGCACTCGACCGGCTTCTGCGTGCCGTGCACCGTCGCCGAGTCCTCGTCGCCACCGGTGCTGATCGGCCAGAGCGTCGCCTGGTCTCGCGCACCCTGCCAGTGACCGGTGGCGCCCTTGCGCACCGCGTAGAGGCAGGGCTCGTGCTGCCAGTGGTAGTCGCCTCGCCCGAGCACAAAACGCGACTTCGCCCAGACGATCTGGCTCCGCACCGCGAAGCCGGCTGCCTCCAGGCTCTCGATCACGGTCCGCGCGTGCACGCCGGCGTGCCAGACATAGGCGACATCGCCAGGGAACAGCCCCCAGGCCTCGCGCCAGTCGGCGCGATCGTCGTTCGCCACCTTGCCGGTGCGCATCGTCGCCGACACGCCCGCCTCGTTCCGCCATTCGGGATCGTAGTTCACGCCGTAGGGCGGGTCCGTGATCATTAGGTGCGGCCGCGCGCCGTCGAGCAGCCGGGCGACGTCCGCGGCGCTGGTCGCGTCGCCGCACAGCAGGCGATGCGGCCCGAGTAGCCACAGATCACCGGGCCGCGTGACGGGTGCCTCCGGCGGCTCCGGCGCCGGGGCGTCGGGATCGCCGCCGCCCTGCGCTGCCGCGTCCGGCGCCGCCTCTCCCAGCAACCGATCGAGTGTGGCGCCGTCGAAGCCGATCAGCCCGAGGTCGAACTCGTCCGTCCGGAGCGAGCGCAGCTCGGCGGTGAGCAGGCTCTCGTCCCAGGTGGAGTTGAGCGCCAGCTGGTTGTCCGCCAGACGGAACGCCCGCGCCTGCGCCTCGGACAGGTGCCCGAGCCGGATGGCGGGCACCTCCTCGAGGCCGAGCGCCTTCGCGGCGAGCACGCGGCCATGGCCGGCGATCAGCACGCCGGCGTCGTCCACCAGCACGGGCACGTTGAAGCCGAACTCGCCGATCGAGGCGGCCAACTGTGCCACCTGCTCGGTGGGATGGAGCCGGGCGTTCGCGGCGTAGGGTGCGAGCGCCGCCACAGGCATCATCTCGACGCGGAGATCAGGCAGCATCGGCCGTCGCCTTACCGCCCTGCTCGGGCGCTGCCTGAAGGCTCGTGCGCGCCGCAGCGACCACGCAGTAGTCGCGGCCGTCGTCGGCCAGCGTCACCGGCAGCTCGGGATGCAGCATCCGCCAGCGGGCGATCGCGAGGTCGACATAGGCCGGCGCGAGCTCAATGGCGCGGACGCGCCGACCCGTGCGCTGGCCGGCGAGGATGGTCGTGCCCGAGCCACCGAAGGGCTCGAACACGACGTCGCCCTCGTCCGTGTAGGCGCGCATCAGGAACTCTGGCAGCGCGACGGGGAACACCGCCGGATGCTCGGTCTCGATGCCACGACCCTTGTGGCGGGTGATGCGCAGCACGCTGTCGGGGATGCGCATCTCCTGCACCGGCAGGCCAATATGGGTGTAGGCCTTCACCTCGCCGTCGGCGGCGCGCAGCCCGCTGCCCTTGTTCGGCGTGCCGGCCCATTTGCAGGGCACGATCTTGTTGGGCGGCCGCGCCTCGCGATTGAAGTGGAACACCAACTCGAAGGCCGGTGCGAGGCGGCCGTTCCAGTCGCCCGGCAGGCCGGGCCCCTGGTCCCAGGCGTAGAGCCCGAAGCGCCGCCAGCCCTGGCCACGCATCCAGTCCAGCCAGCCCTGCCAATACGGCTGCCATTCACCCTCGCGATGGATCAGCCCAAGATTCACCAGCACCTGCGCGTCGCGGCGCAGCGCGCCGTCGAGATGCTGGAACACGCCCTGCATCAGCGCATCCCAGTCCGAGACGCCGCCGGTGGTGTAGTCCCGCTGGTTGCCGTAGGGCGGGCTGGTAAAGAGCAACGACGCGCGATCGGTGGCCATCACGCGCGCGACGGTGCTGCGGTTCGTGCTGTCGCCGCAGGCGAGGCGGTGCTCGCCGAGCAGCCAGATGTCGCCGACCCGCGCGACGGCCTGGCGTGGCGGCTCCGGCGTGGCATCCGCGGGGTCGTCGGCTGGCTCGGCGCTATCCGCGTCCGGCTGGTTGCCAGGGGCCGGCTCGGCACCGCTGGCAACCACCGGCGCCGGCAGGTTGCCGGCATCGGTTTCCAGCCCGGCCAGCAGCCGCTCGATCTCGGCGCCGTCGAAGCCGGTCAGCGCCAGGTCGACGCCGCCCATCTCCTGCAGCTTCGCGACCTCGGTCGCGAGCAGCGCTTCGTCCCAGCCGGCATTCAGCGCGATGCGATTATCGGCGAGGCGATACGCTGCCTTCTGCGCCTCGGTCAGGCCAGCGCGGACGATGGTCGGCACAGTGTCGAGGCCGAGGGACTTCGCGGCCAGCAGCCGGCCGTGACCGGCGATGAGCTCGCCGCGCTCGTCCACCAGCACCGGCGCGACGAAGCCGAACTCGAGGATGCTGGCCGCGATCTGCGCCACCTGCTCGGCGGAATGCGTGCGCGCGTTGCCGGCATAGGGCAGCAGCGCGGCGACCGCGCGCGCCTCGACGGCGCTTGCAGACCATGGGGCCTGGGGCATCTGCACCTGCGTGATCGTGGAATGGTGGCCGGCGCGGCTGGCAACTGCTCGGCGCTGGCAACCTGGAAAAATGGCCTGGCGCTAGGAACCTTGCGCGCTTCCGCCCCCCGCATACAGCAGGCCCAGGAAGGACCCTGCGGCTCGCGAGCCACTGTCTCGATGGAGCGACGCTGTGCCTGGTGAGCCGCGGCGCGGTCGCGCCTTCTCTACGTGTCCAGAGTCTAGCCTCATCGATTTCGGCGCCGCCAGCGGGCCAATTGTAACAGCGTGGCCGGGGCGGTGGAGATCGCCCCGGCCACCGCTCTCACGCCGCCCGTGTGCGCGGCGTCAGGCCGAAGTGCATGGCGAGCGTGCCGAGCGTCCCCACCAGGATGCCCTGCCCGACAGGGCCGTGTACTGTCCGTCCCGCCCAGCCCTGGCGCATCGCCCACTCGCGGACCGAGAACTCCAGGCCGACGACGAACCATGCGCAGGAGCCGCCCGGGCTGTCGTGCCCACCGAGCGCATCCAGCGCTGCCGCGACACGGCGCCGCGCGTCGATCTGCAGCGTCGAGAGCGTGTCGACACGCATGCCGGGGAGGCGCACGATCTGCGACGTCGACATGCCGTCGAAGCAAGCCGCGCGAAACAGCCCGCGGAAGATCTCGCCCGCTTCGTGCATCTGCGGCGTGATGGTGCCGTTGGCCAACATCTGCCCAAGCGTGTCCACCGCACGGCGATGTTGCGTCGGTGACCCGGTCTCTGGATCGGCCGCGCGGATCGGCCCCTCGAAGGTGCCGTGCTGAAGCCGCCACTTCGACGGCTTCGCTAGATCCTCGTGCTTCGACGTTGCCCGCTTTGCCTTGCGCTTACCGGCCATGCTGGTCCCCTCCGTGCCGACGCCCCCAGCGCCGGCTTGCTTCGTTGATGACGGCCTGGCGGAGCCAGGGATCGGTGATGTCCTCCACGGCCAGGGCGGCGACGCCGTGCCGGTGCCAGGCGGCGGCGCGCATGGCGTCGATGTCCATCGCCGTTGACGGGCTGCGTGCCAGGTCCAGACACGACCGGGGCGGACGCGGCGCATCGGGCAGCCTCATGCTCGACCACCCTCCGGGTCGGTCGCCCAGAGCAACAGCGCCAGGGCGTCGGCCTCGTTGTCGTCGGCCGGCGCAAAGCCGCGGGCGCGCATGGCGGCGATGATCGCCGCCTTGTCTGAGTTGCCACGGCCGGTGGCGTAGCGCTTGATGGTGCCGACGGGCACGCCCTCGTAGGGGACGTCATGCTCCTCGCACCACGAGGTCAGCGTCGCCAGGAAACCGCCGTAGACGTGCGCTGCATCGGTGCCGGCGTGTCGGCGGACTTCCTCGAACACCAAGCGGCGGATGCCGTGGGCGTGCGTGGCGATCTCGACGAGCCAGTCGACGAAGCGGACATAGCGCATGCCGCCGCCCTCGAAGCGGCGGGGCTTGAATGTCTCGACGCCGGACGTGATCCGGCCGGTGTCGAAGCGCAGGGCCCAGCCGGTGGTGGTGCCCAGATCCAGGGCGAGGATGCCCGGCTTGCGCGGCAGAAAGAGCGCCGGCTCGGGCAGGGCGCCGCTTGCATCGGCCGAGGGCATGGGGAGAGTCGCGAGATCCATGGTGGTCTCCGGGAGGGGACGGCTGTGGTGAGGGCGGCGACGGCGCGGTTCTTGGCGGAGCTCGCCGTCGCTGCCCGGCTTTCCGGGATGGCCCTCTCGGGGTGGACCACGAGCCCGAACCCGACCGCTCCGGGTGTGGTGTGCGCGCGCCGTTGAGGCGCGCACGCACACCCCCCGTAGGGGGGTGGGATTTTGCGGAACTTGCGGAACTTGCCTAACCGATTGATCGGGTTGGATGTTTTCAAGTTCCGCAAGCCAGTTCCGCAAAGCCCGTTTGCGGAACTTGCGGAACTTGGCGAACCCGTTGATTCGCTTGGGCAAATCAAGTTCCGCAGCGAAGTTCCGCAGCGCTGCGGAACTTGCGGAACTGCCAAGTTCCGCACGGTGCGAGAGCGTTCCGATCGGGCCGATCATGCCTCGACCTCCGGGTCGTTCAGCACCCAGACCTCGGGGTTCTCGACCGGCAGGACGGCGCTGTTGGTGTCGGACTGGAAGTGGCTGGGCAGCAGGCGGACCAGCGTGGGCGTGATCTCGCCGGTCTCGGGATCCACTGTCTCCTCGCCGGTCGCGAAGAGCATGTCCTGCACCAGCAGATAGCCCTTGGAGGATTTGCTGGCAGGAATGCCGTGCTCCGGGGCGGCGCGCAGGAACTTTATGTAGCCCTTGTTGGCGAGGACGTTGATGCGGCGCGCGATGGTGTCGTTGCCACCGAGACCGTGGGTGTTCTCGAACTGCGCCGCGAAGGCGCCGCCCGTGAACACGCGCCCTTCGCGGGCCTCCTGCGCGATGATCTGCAGGATGACGTCGTGGCGACGGCTGCGCTCGGCATCGAGTCGGGCGCCGAGGTCACGCCGCACGATGCGCTCGCCCTTGCGGTCGAGCTCGACCCAGGCGCCGCCTCGTTTGTCGATGAGGAGCGGATTGAGGCCGGGCCCGTTGCGCAGCTCGACATGCAGCTCGCGCGGCGTCTCCTCCTCGTCGGGCCGGAAGAGGATCATGCCGGAGGTGTAGAAGCCGCGCAGGGCGGAGGCGCCGGAGAGCGACAGGAAGGGATCGTCCTTCACCTGCTGCTTGCTGAGCTTCTTCGTGTGGTGCGCGAGGATGATGCCCGCCTCGGTTGCCACCTCGTCGCGCAGCGCCTCGACGCGGCTCTGCAGAAAGAACAGCATCGCCGCGTTGTCGTTCTCGCCCTCGCCGCCCGGGCCGCCATCGAAGAGGTTGCGGATCGGGTCGATGCAGATCACGTCCGGCGGCGCGTCGGGGAAGGCTTGGCGGATGGCGGCGGCCACCAGCGGCACGCCGCGCTCATCGAGCAGCATCCGGAGCTTCGGGGTGACGACGAGGGTGTCGCGCGCGCGGGCAACGACGGCGCGGTCGAGGCGCAGCTGCTGCAGGCGCTCCCGCAGGTAGTGGTACTGGATCTCCGCCTGGAGATAGAACACGCGCAGCGGGCGCGGCGCCGTGAAGCGCAGGAACGGCGCGCCGGCGGCGGCGTGCACCAGCAGGCTGATCAGGAAGTCGGATTTGCCGACCTTCGGCGCGCCGCCGAGCACCAGCATCCCACCCGGGGTAAGCAGGCGGGGCCCGATGAGGTCGTCGGGCATCGGGGAGGTGTCGTCGAGCAGCGCGCCGAGCGTGTGGGCGGGGACGGCTGCTGGTGGTGCGCTGTCGGCGCGCAGCAGCGGCGGCCCGTTGCGATCGACGTGCAGCGCCCAGATCGCGTCGGCCTCGGCCTTGAGGCGATCGAGCGGCCAGGCGGGGCGCAGGCAGGCAGCGTTGTAGCCGCAGATCGCCTCCCAGCCCTGGTCCGGCGTGATGCGGCCTTCATGCACCTGGCGGACGAAGTGGCCGATGGCGGCGCTCGCCCCCTGGAAGCGCGTCCACCCATCCTGGGCGCCTTCTCGCACCGGCGTGGTCAGGACGGCATCGAGCCCTGGCCGATTGGCGCCAGCTGCGGCAGTGGGCGCCACGAGGCCCGGCATGGTGGGCATGGCCGCGACGGCCGCGGCAAAGTCGGCGAGTTCCACCTCGACCCTGGGGCGGTGCTCCAGGATGGTGACGCGCCGCTGTGTGCCATGCTTCTGGTGGACCGTGCCTGGCACCCGGATCGGCTGGTGAGCGGAGCGGAAGTGAAGATCGCCACCAACCTTTTCCGCGATCTCGCCGCGCAGCGCGCAGACCCGCGCCAGGTCCTCACCCTCGGCCGGCTCGGTGAGGCGCCACCAGGCGTGCAGTTTGGCGGCGCCCTCGGGGGTGCGGCCGCCGCTCTCCACCACCAGGGTGGGCGCGCCGAGGTGGTGGACCAGATGCGCCAGCCTGGCGGCGATGTCGCCGGCATCAAGATCGACGACCACCGTCTGCATCTGCAGCACATGCTCGGCGCGGGCCTGGCCCTGCTCGGCGACGGTGCCGGGAATGACATAGACCGCGCTGCCCTCACGTGCGGCCCAGGTGGCATACGCGCTGAGAGATGCGGCGGCGTGCCGATCGGCCGGCACCCAGATGTTGTGCGGCTTGGTGTCGAGGCCTTGGCCCTGGTCGACGAAGCCGCGGACCGGGATCAGCCCGTCGCAATAGCCGAACACCACGTCGAGGAAGGTGGCGATCTGCTCGATGTCCGGCGCGATAGGCCCAGCGGCTTTCAGCATCGACAGCCCAGCGCCGGGAAATTGATCGAGGGCGATCTGCCCAGCGGCGGGAAGTTCGCTCACGCAGTCATCCGGCAGCGGCGCGGCATCGTTGAAGTCGCCCCATGCCGTCATACAGGCAGCGCCCAGCAGCGCTTGGCCCAGGGGCAGAAGCGGCACTCGAAGTGATCGGCCTGGGCGGCAACGCGGGGCAGCAACTCGCCGGCATCCGTCGCGGCCAGGATGCGCACGGCGCGGTCCGACATGCGCTGCGCCAGTTCGGCGTTGAACGGCACCAGCTCGTGGTGCAGCTCCGCCGTATCCTTGTTGATGGCGGTGAACAGCGCCGGGTTGTCGGCGACGCCCGGGACACTGGCGTCCATGTACGCCTGGTAGACCGCGATCTGCGCCGCGTAGATCGGCTTGGCCGCGGCGACGCCCTTGCTGGACGTCTCGCGCCAGGCCTTGGCGTTCATGGTCTTGCACTCCCACAGGGCCGGGAACGCCATGCCGGGGATGGTCGGGCCGCCGGCGAAGACACCATCGACATGGCCGCGGATGCGACCGCCGGCGACGGAGAAGCCGAACTGCTCGCCATGCTCGCCACCGCCGCGTCGGGTGTAGAGATCGAAGCCGGCGCCGCGGAGCCAGGCGACGGCGACGTCCTCCAGAGCGTGGCCGATCCCGAAGATGCGGAGCAGCCGGCCGTCGAAGTCGGCGCCCTCATCCTTCGGGGCCTTCACGAACTCGAACTGCAGCGCCCGCTCGCAAGCATGGCCGAGGCGGGAGCCGCCCAGGTAGCTGCGCGGAGGCGTCGCCTGATTGGCGGCGACCAGCGCCGCGTCGATGGCGGCGTTCACATGCGTCGAGGTCTGGCTGCGGCTGTTGAAGTCGAGCATCAGAAGGGCACCTCCGCCGCCGCGTCCTGCCGCGCGATCGCCTGCATCGCCTCCTGGAAGCCGCCGACGGCGACCTCGATCAGCGTCAGCACCTGCGCCTCGCTCAACTCCTGGAAGCGGGTGCCCCAGCCGATCTCGGCCATCGTCTCCGCGACGCGGCGCATGGCGGCGCGCATCGCGGCCTTCTCCTGCTCGGTGAGGTCAACCATGGCGGACGACTTCCCAGCCAAGCGCGACCAGAAGCCCTGGCAGGCGATGCAGCAGAAGGAGACCGAGGGCCGCGGCTTCTTCCGCGGCGCCGGGTCGAACCAGCCAAAGCCACGCGCCGGGCGGGAGCAGACGGCGCAGGGCGGCTCCGGGGAGCGGGCCATCGATCATGCCGCCTGCCCCAGCGCCGCGGGCTGGGCGCTTCGCACGAGATGCTGGATGGCCTGGCGGTTGAACTTGAAGGTCAGCAGCGCCGAGGCCTGGTACCGGGTCATGCCGAGATCGGCCCGTGCGGCGGCGGGCAGATGGATCAGCTGGCGTTCGGTCGGCGGCTCGCGCAGCCAGCGCCGGCTCTTATGGGCGCTCTCGTCGGTCTCGTAGGTGTTCAGCCAGTCATCCGCCGCGGCCAGCGCCACCAGCCGCTCGCCGATGGACAGCAGGCGGGGCCGCTCCTCCTTGGCGCCGCCGACGGCGTGCCAGGCTCCGTTCAGGAAGAAGATACCCGCCCAGCCGTTGAAGCCATTGGCCAGCAGTGCGGCGTCATCGCCGAACAGATCGCACCACTGGAAGGCGGAGCGCCGGAGGAGATCGATCTCCGTCATGATGAAGTCGGCGAGCGGCGCCGTCTCGCGCCCGCGGGGCTCGAAGGCGTGGCCGCAGATCGGGCACTCCATCACTGCGATCGGCACCTCGGCCTCGCAGGCGGGGCAAGTCTTGGTGGGCGGCTCGCCCTCGCCGGGCTGGCTGTCGAGATCGACGTCCTGCTCCATGCAGCCGTGGATCTGCGATGAGGTGCCGAAGTCGAGCACGATGCAGTCGCGCTTGACGATGCCGGGATGCTCGACCGGATCGACGGTGCGCAGCCCGCGCCCGACCATCTGGATCATGGTGCATTTGAAGGAACTGGGCCGCAGCAGGATGACGCAGGAGGTGGGCGGGTGATCCCATCCCTCGGTCAGCACCGCGACATTCACGACGATGCGCGCCTCGCCCCGGGCGTAGGCGGCGAGGACCGAGCGTCGCTCGCCGTCCGGCATGTCGCCGGTGACCATGACGGTGGGGACGCCGGCGGCGTTGAAAGCGGCGGCGACATGCTCGGCGTGCGCGACCGTCGAGCAGAAGGCCACCGTCTGGCGGCCGCCGGCCTTCTCCTGCCAGTGCTTCACCACGGCGTCGGTGACCGGCACCGTGTCCATCACGCGGGCGACCTCACCCATATCGAAGTCATCACCGCTGCGGCGCACCGCGCGCAGCTCGTCCTGCACACCGACATCGATGATGAAGGTGCGCGGCGGCACCAGGTGGCCGGAGGCGATCAGCTCGCCGAGCCGGATCTGATCGGCGACGTTCGAGAAGACTTGGCGCAGCCCGATCTTGTCGCCGCGGTTCGGCGTCGCCGTGACGCCATAGATGCGACAGGCCGGGTTGCGATCCAGGGCGCGATCGATGATGCGGCGATAGCTGTCCGCGACGGCGTGGTGCGCCTCGTCGATCACCAGCAGGTCCAGCGCCGGCATCGCCTCCAGGTTCGCCTGGCGCGCCAGGGTCGGCACCATGGCGAAGGTGACCTGGCCGCCCCAGGACTTCTGGCCGGCATCCACCACCGAGGTGGCGATGCCAGGATTCACGCGGCGGAACTTCGCCAGGTTCTGCGCGGTGAGCTCATCCCGATGCGCGAGGACCGCGGCCTTGGCGGCACTACCGCCGACATGCTCGCCCACCGCCGCCGACAGCATGATCGTCTTGCCGGCGCCGGTCGGGGCGACGCCGAGGGTGTTGCCGCGCTGGCCGAGCGCACGAAGGCTGCGCTCGACGAAAAGCTTCTGGCGGGGGCGGAGCAGCATGCTGGTGCGGCCCTCCCTCAGCGCGCCCAGGCGGGACGCGGGTCGGCGCCGGCAGCGGCGGGCTGCGGCGCCGCGGCAGGGAAGGCGCCCTGGTGGATGGCCGGCGCGGCGGGCGGCGCGTAGGCCTGGGCGGGCGGTGCGTAACCCGCCGGCGCCACATGCCGCCCCATCAGCTTGGCGTAGTCCCGATGGTCCGGCGTCACCGCCATGCGGATCTCGTTCTTGGTCTCGCCGCCGGCGTCGGTGCCGTGCTCGATCTTCGCCACGAACTCGAGGCCATCGAGGTCCGCGAAGCCGCCGATGCGGCGCGCCGCCTGGGCCTGGGGCGAGACATCCTTGTCGGAGATGCCGCGCGCCGAGTTCAGCATCCCGCGAAGGAAGCTGCGGCCCATCCCCGCCCATTCCGGCCCCTTCGGGCTGTGGAGGCCGATCAGCGTGAAGATCTTCCGCTTGGCGTAGGGGCCTTCCAGCACAGTGAACTCGCCATTGAGATAGACGGCGCCGGTGCTGCCGCGCGTGGCGTAGCCGCCGGTCCAGCCCTGGCTCGGATCGTCGAAGCCGCCGGGGCGGATGGTGAGGCGGACCTTGGCCAGCGTCCCCTTGGGGATCAGGTTCGGGTTCGACTGGGCGTCGTTGTAGTCGTTCCAGGCAGCCATGGTGCTTCTGCTCCGATCAGGTGTTGGGGGTGGGGGCGGGCAGCGCGATCGACGGCGCGCCGTGCGCGTCGATCGGCGGCGATGGGCTGCGGATTTTCTGGAAGAGCTGCCCGAGATGCGGCGGCTCCAGCATGTCGAGCCGGCCGCTGCGATCCTTCGCGGGATATCCCCAAGGGTTCAGCGTCTGGCAGACCAGACCGCGGAAGGATGCGACGGAAGGCTGGCCGGGAGCGGCGTCCGGCTTGATCTCGGCCAGCGTCATGACCTGATCGACGATGCCGGGCAGTTCGAGGCCAGTCTTGTTGCCGTCGATCTGCGGCACGAAGACGCGGCGATTGAAGTCGTCGAGTTTCTCGTCGAGGATTCCGACGAAGATCACGTTGCGCCCGCGCGCATGCTGGAGATGCGTGAGCCAGGCGATCATCTCGCGTCCATGCAACCCATAGGCGCCGCGGATGTCGGGCTTGCCGGTCTTCTCCGAATGCGCCTCCGGCTGGCCCCGGCACCACTGGAAGCAGAGCCGACCGGCGACCGTGATGCTGTCCACGAAGATCGTGGCGAAGCCGTCCATCCGCGTCGGATCGCCATAGGCCTGCAGGACGCGCGCATACTGCGCGGCGGAATAGGGCTGGTCGTCGCGCAGCGCGGGGTTGGGGCCGGCCAGGAACAGCGCGAGGTCTCGGCATTCCTCCCAGGTGCGCGGGCGGATCGACGCGCCACGCCAGTGCTGCACGGCGAGGTCGCCCGCCTCCAGGTCGATGAACAGCGTGCTGCCCTCATCGAGCGTCAGCAGGAGGTAGGTCTTGCCGATGCCGCTCTTGCCGAAGATCACGGCCTTGATGCCGCGGGCCTCCGCTTGCCGCTCATCGGCGGTGATGATGCGCAGCGCCATCAGCGGCCTCCCCGCAGCGGGATGACGCCGGCGCCATGCGGACTGTCGCGCAGCGCCGTCTCGGACATGATGGCGAGGCGATAGGTGGCGCGGCCCGTGCGGACCGTGCGGGCCGGCTCAAAGGCCTGGCGGATGCGATCGGGCCAGGCGGTGTATGCCCGCTCGGAGACCTTGAAGCTGACCTCGACGTACTGGCCCGGATCCTCGCCGCCGGCGCGGATCTGCTCCGCCAGCGCGGCGAGCCGCGCCTGGTCCCATTCCACCTTCTTCGGCAAGTCGACCGCGATCTCCACGGCGCCGTCCTGGAAGCGCACCGTGCCGGTGTCCTTGCCGGCAGCAGCACGGGCGCCGATGGCGCGCTGCTCGTAGCGCAGCGCGATCGCGGCCTCGATCCAGTCCTGCATGCGCTTGGCGGCGTCCAGCGCCTCGCGCGCATCGGTCTGCAGGAGCGCCAGATGCTCGGCGGGCAGCGCCATGACGTCGCTCACCGGCATGTGGCGCAGCGCGTCGAGGCTGGGGCGGTTCGTGCGGAGCGCGTCCATCACGCGGCCTCCGCGAGCAGCATCGGCAGGATGGCTGAGGCGGTACGGCGCGGGCGGCGGCGGGCGACGAGGATGTAGGCGTAGTCCTCATAGCCGTAGCGGCGCTGCACGATGTCGGCGAGGCCGAGCTCGGCCAGCTTCCAGGCACGGGCCGCCAGGCGCTGGAGCGCGGTGCGCTCGTTCTCGGGCAGGCACTGCAACTGCGGGCAGACCTGCCGGGCGAGCGCGCCACGGTGGTAGGTGATGCTGTCGCCGGGGGCCGCGGCGCCGAGCCAGGTGCAGAGCGAAGCCTCGGTGAGAGGCGTCACCACTGCGCGGATGTCGGTGATGCTGGTGTCCATGACCATGATTACCGAGGCTGCAGGCGTTCTGTTTCAGGCCGCCGGGGCGATGCCGGCGGCGCGCAGCCGCAGTCGCATCTCGCGCACGCGCCGGAACGCCGTGGTGCGCGACAGGCCGGCGTGGCGGGCGGGATCGACGTCGCCACGCGCGAGGGCGGCGCAGAGGGGCGCATCCTCCTCCGTCAGCACGCCGGCGATCCGCTCGAGGTCCAGCCGGCGATTCACGTCCGCGAAGGCATCGGTCTGCTGGCCCATCCACGCGCCGTAGCCGTCTGCCTCCGACAGCATGGCGCCGACCGTGGCACCCTCCGGCAGCGGATCATCGAGGGAGGTGGCGTGGTGGAGGGCCCGGTGCCGGTGGGTGCGGTGCGCCAGAAGCGCGGCATGATGCCGGAAGCAGGTGAGCGCGAAGGCGCCGAGGTCGCCCTGGTCCGAGTTGAAGCCGGGCAGGCGGGCGAGCAGATCGGTCAGGAGGTCCTGGGCGAAATCCTCGGCGTCATGCGCGGGCAGCCCGAGGCGGCGGCACAGGCCGCGCGCCATGCGCACGGCCATACGGTGCAGGGGTTCGAATTCGGCGAAGGTGAGCGAGGGCATCGGCGGCTCCGGCTGGCTGGTGATGACCAGCCGAACCTGCCGGGGATGCTTTCCCACAGGGGTGGGACGGGTGTGGGAGAGGTGTGGGAACGGCCCTCACCGAGCCCGCCGCTTACTCCACCACCGCCACGGTGAGCGGAGGGAGATTGATGGCGTAGCCGGTCGTCGTGTGGGTGGTGATCAGCTGCTCAACCTCTGCGGCATCGCCAAAGGCCCGCTTCAGCTGCCGGCGGGTCTCGGACACCAGGTCGCGGACTGCGCCTTCGGCCGTGCTCGGCGTGAAGATCTCGTCCAGGAGGGCGTGCCGGCTGACGATCGGCTTTCCGCGCCGGTGCTGCCGCGCGAGGATGTGGAGCAGCTGGAACGGCCGCGGCGGCAGTGTCGCGGCCTTCCCGCCGATGAGGACCGTGCGCGTCTCGACGGTGAGCACGAGGCTGTGTCGGCCGGCGCGCCCATCTGGCAGTCGGGCGACGTCCAGTGCCAGGGGGATATCACCCACCGGCGGGAGAAGGGCGTGGATCGGCTGAACGTGATGGATGTTCTGTTCGGCCAGGTTGCCGCGCATCAGCGTGGGCAGTTCTGGCCCGACCAGGATGACCGTGCCTTCCTTGTGGGCGAGGCGAATCGCGCCGACCAGCCCTGGCTGCCGGATGCCAATGCGGGTGGGTGCGGCCACGATGATCCGCCCGTCCGCAAGCATGCCAAGGCTCCACAGCCCTGGCGCGATCTGGTCCGGACGGCCCAATCCCATGGACTCAGCCACGCCTTCCATGAAGGCCGACAGGACCACGTTGAAGCTGCGCACATCGTCCGCGCGCAGGCGCTCATCCCTTCGGCGATCGCCGGCGCATTTGGCAGTGGCGACATCGCCGTCCCACACGATTGCACGTTCATCAGCGCCGCAGTCGCAGTCGTCGCAGACAGCCCAGGACGCCTCGCGCCCGCGATGCAGGAGGATGCCGAGCTGGATGAGGCGCTCGAAGGCAGCCTCCTCCTCCGCACCATGCTGCCGGCCGAGCATGACGACCGGCTCGCCGGCCTCACTCAGCCGCCAGAGCTGGTACGATAGGCCGCCGGTCATTCGTCAGCGCGTTCAGCTTGAGCAATGCCATGACCAGCTTTTTGTGCCGGACCCTGGGAAAGGTGACCGATCCGGGCGGCTTGATCGTGACGCTGATCGTCGGCGCGCGGCCGCTCGGCGTCTTCAGGACGATGCGCGCGATGATGTGGTCGAGGCGCCACGCATTGTCGCCATAGCTGATGTCAGCCCGGCTCTCATGCAGACGGCGCAGCGCGCTGCCCTCGGAGTCCTTCACCCGCACCGAGAACAGGGTCTTCTCGCGGCCGGTCCGGACATTGGTGGCGACGCGGTTGGCCTGCGCTTCCGTGATCTCGACCCGCTCGATCTGCTCCAGGTCACCGACACGGAAGGTGAAGGTGCCATGCGACTTCTCTGCCGGGGCCAGCGTGTAGAGGTTCTGCGAGCTGGCTGCCTTGAACACGCCGGGGCGCCCGAGAATCTCGGTGGCGAATGCTTCTGCCAGGTCGGCACGGCGCTTCTTCGCGCAGCCCCAGACGGTGAGCCGCCCCGTCGCCTCGACGAAGGAGATCACCGCGGTGTCGACTTCCTGGAAGCCGATGACCTCGTCCTCGTCGCCGCGAATGACCTCGGTCGAAACCGGCGGCGCCCCATGGCGGACTGCGATGCACAGCTCGCCATCATCGACATAGTCGCGGACGCGGCAGAACTTCCCGCGTAGGTCGGCGGCGAAGATGCCGGAGGCGCGGACGCGCAGGGCTTCTAGCGTTTCCTTGGTGATGCTGGCCGCAAGCCCATCCTCACCGGCATCGAACTCGGTGACGCTGGGCGGCGCGATGAAGACGGAGGTGTGCTCCGCCTCCTTGAACACGTCCGGGAACTTCACGAAGGCGACGAGGGCGTAGTCACGCGGAGTCGCTGTCGGGCACTCGGCGGGGTCGATGATCACGACCCCCTGGCGCTCCGCCTCCTCCTGCAGCAGTCGCATCCCGGTCGGGCTGTCGAGTCGGACGATGCGATGCAGGTCCTGGATCAGGCCCTCCGGGTAGGAGTCCTTCGAGCCGAGCAGGTACTCGGTGATCCGCGTCCGCCCCTCCACCTCATCGGCGAGCAGGGCCTCCAGGTCGAGGCCCTTGATGCCTGCCCGGTGCGCCGTGAGCAGCTTGCCCAGAACTTCCCAGTCCACGGTCTTGAGGAACCGCTGGTTGGCGAACTTGGTGAAGTCCTTCTGCACGTGACGTCCCTGTAATGTGGAACGTATCAGGTACATGATTCGGCATGCCGCTGTCGAATCTAATCTGCAGCTCGGCGGTGAAACACCCCGGCGGCAGCCCCGGTAATCATGGGGATGGCGCCCCCATCCAAGCCCTCCGGCAACGCCCACCTCCCACCGCACCTCCGGGAGGTCTGTTCCATCCTGGCGCGCGGCCTGGTGCGGCTGCGCAGCCGCGCTGCCGAAGACGATGCGGGAGATGCCGAGATAGCTCGGGGCGCGGGAGACGTTCGCCTACACTCCACCGCCAGGCAGCGCCTGCATGCGAACCCCAACAGGAAGGGACTCGCATGACCAGGCGATCCACTACCGCGCCCGCGCCGGCGCCCACTATCCCGAAGATCCCGCCGACGCAGGTGCTGCCGCGCCTCGCCGCGCTGCAGACAGCGCCCACCGCGGACCTGAAACAGCAGTGGCGGGAGCTCTTCGGCAAGGAGCCGCCGCCCTGGAACCGCGCCTACATCCAGAGCCGGCTGGCGTATCGGATCCAGGAGCTCGCCTATGGCGGGCTGAAGCCCGAGACCGTCGATCGCCTGGTGGCGCTGGGCGAGCAGTTGGACGGCGGCAACGTGGTGCTGCGCCGCATCCGGGCTGACAGCCGGCCGCTGGCTGGCACCCGCCTCATCCGGGAATGGCAGGGCGTGCAGCACGTGGTCACCGTTCGCGCCGATGACTTCGAATACGAGGGCCGGCCGTATCGGTCTCTATCCGCCATCGCGCGGCACATCACTGGCACGCGCTGGAACGGCTGGACCTTCTTCGGCCTGCGCCAGCCAGGCGGTGGCGCATGAAGACGCGTGCCACCACCGCTGCGATGCCCTCCAGCACGAAGAAGCTGCGCTGCGCGGTCTACACGCGGAAGAGCACCGACGAGGGCTTGGACAAGGAGTTCAACACGCTCGACGCGCAGCGCGACGCCTGCGAGGCGTACATCGCCAGCCAACGCGCCGAGGGCTGGGCGCTGCTCCGCGACCGCTACGACGACGGCGGCTTCTCCGGCGGCACGTTGGAGCGGCCGGCGCTGCAGCGGCTCCTGCGCGATATCCAGGCCGACCTCATCGATGTGATCGTGGTCTACAAGATCGATCGCCTGAGCCGCTCGCTGATGGATTTCGCCAAGCTTGTCGAGGTGATGGACGCGCATGGCGTCACCTTTGTGTCCGTGACGCAGAGCTTCAACACGACCACCAGCATGGGACGACTGACGCTCAACATCCTGCTCAGCTTTGCGCAGTTCGAGCGCGAGGTCATTGGCGAGCGCATCCGCGACAAATTTGCAGCGTCGCGGGCGCGAGGGATGTGGATGGGAGGCAAGGTGCCGCTCGGCTACGACGTCGTAGCCCGCAAACTGGTTGTGAACGAGGAGGAGGCCCCACGCGTCCGCCGCGTGTTCGAGATCTTCGCCGAGACCGGGTCGGGCATCGAGACGGTGGCCCGCCTTCGGGCCGAGGGCGCCACCAGCAAGTCCGGGCGACTGCTCGACAAGGGTGATGTCTACAAGCTGCTGAACAATCGGACCTACGTCGGGGAGGCCTCGCACAAGGGGCAGGTCTACCCCGGCGAGCACCAGGCGATCGTGTCGCGGGATCTGTGGGACCGGGCACACGCAATCCTGCAGGTCAGCCCGCGGGTCCGCGCCAATCAAAATCGGGCCCATACGCCGGCGCTGCTAAAGGGGCTGATCTTCGGGGTGGACGGACGTGCGCTTTCGCCCACCCACGCCCGGAAGAACGGCCGGCTCTATCGCTACTACGTGGCGCAGCGCGTGCTGAAGGGCGACGCCGCTGGCGACGACGGTATCGTCCGCCGGGTATCGGCGGCGGAGATCGAGACCGCGGTCGTGGACCAGGTGAGGGCGCTGCTGCGGCAGCCCGAGATCGTGGTCGGCACATGGCGCGCGGCGCGCGTGGAGGCGCCGGACCTGACCGAGGGCGAGACCCACGACGCGCTGCATCGGCTCGACCCGCTGTGGGAACACCTCTTTCCGGCGGAGCTGGCGCGGGTTGTGCGGTTGCTGGTGGAGCGGGTGGTGGTTGGCCCGGGGGGCGCGGACATTCGGCTGCGGCTGGACGGGCTCGGCGGCCTCGTCCGCGATCTCACTGCCATTCGGCCCGATGCGCTGAGGGCGGCGGCATGACTGCCGCCACCAGCATCACGGTCAGGGTGCCGCTGCAGATTCGCCACCGGCGGGGGCGAAAGACCGTCGTGACGCCGATGGCAGATGGCGCGGCGCCGGTCATGACAAGGGCCGATCCGGCGCTGGTGAAGGCTTTGGCCAGGGCTTTCCGCTATCAGCGGATGCTGGACGAGGGGCGCTACGCCTCGATCACCGAGATGGCTGCGGCGGAGCGAATCGAGCGGGGGTACCTGGGGTCCCTGCTGCGCCTGACCCTCCTGGCGCCCGACCTCGTAACCAACGCCGTCGATGGGCGGCAACCGCCCTCGGTAGCCCTGGCCGCCCTGTTGGAACCATTTCCGCTATGCTGGCGCAGCCAGGGCGAATTGTTCGGCAGTGACGGGTCGGGAAAGTAACGGCCGCGGCCACATGGCCATTATGCGAGGGCGAAGTCCGTGGCATCTTCGGGGCGTGACAGGCCCCGTGATCGACAATCCGATTCTCAACAGCCCCTTCGCGGAGCCATCCCGCCATTGGGAGCTCGACGAGAACGGCATCCCCACCGGCACCCCGGCGCTCGGCCGGCGGCGCAGCGAATTCATCGTCCCCGTCCCCCCGCCGAAGCACAAGGTGAAGGCCCAGGCCACCCTCGACCTCGAGGACGAGTACGGGAAGCGCCAGCCGAACGACTACATCAATGAAATCAGGGCCAAAGTCGCGCAATGGCGCTCCCTTGGCGAACAGGGCCTGCGCCCCGTCACGCCCGTCACGGCCCGCCTGCTGCGCCACTGGCGGGAACACGGCCGGGCCCGCCCGCTCTTCTTCTGCCAGGTCGAGGCAGTCGAGACCGCCATCTGGCTGACCGAAGTCGCTCCCCGCGCCGAGACCGAGCGCCTGCGCACCCTCAATTCGGAAGCCAACCCGGACCTCCTGCGCATCGCCTTCAAGCTGGCGACCGGCGCCGGCAAGACCACCGTCATGGGGATGCTGATCGCCTGGCAGACCCTCAACGCCGCCCGCACGCGCAATTCGACCCGCTTCACGGACGCCTTCCTGATCGTGGCCCCCGGCCTGACGGTGAGGGACCGCCTGCGTGTGCTCCACCCGTCCGACCCATCCAACATCTATGCAGCCCTCGACATCGTGCCGCGGGAGCTGCGTGACGACCTCCAGCGCGCCCGGATCGTCATCACCAACTTCCACGCCTTCAAGAAGCGCGAAACGCTCGAGGCGCCGAAGCTGGCGAAGGAGATCCTGGCCGGCCGCACCGGCAAGGTGGAGCGCCCCGAAACCGATGGCCAGATGGCGCAGCGCATCTGCAAGGACCTGCTCGGCCGCAAGCGCATCATCGTCATCAACGACGAAGCCCACCACTGCTATCGCCAGAAGGTCGGCGCCGCGGATGACGCCGGCGCGAAGCTCGATGCTGAAGGCAAGGCGGAGGCCAAGAAGAACAATGCCGCCGCCCGCCTCTGGATCAGCGGGATTGAGGCTCTGCAACGCGTCGTCGGCCAGCCCGTCCTGGTCTACGACCTCTCCGCCACGCCCTTCTTCCTGCGCGGCTCAGGCTACCCCGAGGGCACGCTCTTCCCGTGGGTCGTCTCCGATTTCTCCCTGATCGACGCCATCGAATGCGGGATCGTGAAGGTGCCGCGCGTGCCGGTGCAGGACCTGCCGGGCGCCGATGAGCCGGTCTATCGCCACGTCTATCGCTACATCCAGGAACATTCGGATGTGAAGCTGCCCAAGGCCGGCCGGGCCAAGCAGGGCAAGCCACTCACGCCCGACCAGCTTCCCTCCCAGCTCACCGGCGCGCTCCAGGCGCTCTACGGCCACTACCGCCAGGTGTTCGAGAACTGGGCCAGCCGCGGCGGCAGCACACCGCCGGTCTTCATCGTGGTGTGCAACAACACCGCGACCTCCAAGCTCGTGCACGACTGGATCGCCGGCTACGAGCGCATCGAGACCGACGCCGGGGGCGCCGAGCGCCGCGTGATCGTGCCTGGCAACCTGCCGCTCTTTTCCAACGTCACCCAGGCCGGCATCGGCCAGAGCAGCATGGTCGAGCGCCCCGTCACCATCCTCATCGACAGCGAGGAACTCGAATCCGGCGAGGCGCTGTCGGACAACTTCCGCAAGCTGGCCGGCCCGGAGATTGACGCCTTCAAGCGCGAACTCCGCGCCCGCGGCCGCCATGCGCAGGCCGAGACCGTCACCGACAGCGACCTGCTGCGCGAAGTGATGAACACCGTCGGCCAGCCCGGCCGGCTGGGCGAGCCGATCCGCTGCGTGGTCTCCGTCTCCATGCTGACCGAGGGATGGGACGCGCGCACGGTCACCCATGTGCTGGGCGTCCGCGCCTTCGGCACGCAACTGCTGTGCGAGCAGGTGATCGGCCGCGCGCTGCGCCGCGTTTCCTACGACCCGGTCGGCGTGGATGACGCCGGCAACGCCATGTTCGCGCCCGAATATGCCGAGGTGCTGGGCATCCCCTTCAGCTTCGTGCCGGCCAATTCCAAGGCCGACTACACGCCCCCGAAGAAGACCACCCAGGTCCACGCCGTGCTGCCGGAGCGCGCGGCATTGGAAATCCGCTTCCCGCGCGTCATTGGCTACCGCACCGTTCTGCCGCCCGGCCGCATCACCGCCGCCTTCACCAACGAAAGCCGCCTGACCATCACGCCCGAGGACGCGCCGCCTGAGGCCGTTAACGCCGCTATCATCGGCGCCGAGCACACGCTGACGCTCAACGATCTCCGCCACCAACGCGACACCACCATCGCCTTCCACCTGGCTGGCCACACGCTCCGTACCTGGTTTCGCGACAGCGAGGACCACCTGAAGCCCTGGCTGTTTCCGCCACTGCTGACCATCACGCGTCGCTGGATGGCGGAATGCCTGACCTGCCTGGGCGGCACCTTCCCGGCCTACCTGCTGTGGCGCGACATCGGCGACAAGGCGGCGGAGCGGATCTTCCGTGCTTGCACGCCCGAGGTCGCGGGCCCGGGCACGCTGCGGCCCATCCTGGACCCATACAACGAGGCGGGCAGCAGCCGCCATGTCAGCTTCGCCACCACCAAGACCAATTTCTGGCCGCCCGACGCGACCAAGTGCCAGGTCAACCTGATCGTCTGTGACGAGAATTGGGAGGCCGCGGCGGCGCAGGCGCTGGACGGCATGCCGGAGGTACTGCGCTACGTGAAGAACGACCGGCTGGGCTTCGAAGTGCCCTATGTGGATGGCAGCACCGAGCGGCACTACCGGCCCGACTTCATCGTGGTGGTGGATGACGGTCGCGGCCCCGATGATCCGCTGCACCTCGTGCTGGAGGTGAAGGGCCGCCAGACCGCACAGGACGACGCAAAGCACGACACCATGCGCAAGCTCTGGGTGCCGGCGGTGAACGCGCTGGGGCGCTTCGGCCGCTGGGATTTTTGCCGGGTGGATGGACCCTATGGCGTGGATGAGATCATCCGGCGGCGGCTGAACGCCGACGCGCTCTCACGCGCCGCCTGAATCCGGAAGACAGCGCAGCATGGCCCGTCCGAAGAAGCTCAAGCCCGACGCTCCCGCCACCGAGGTGGAGACGCTCGTCCACCCCGCCGATATCGCGCGCAAGAACATCCCGACCGCGGAGACTGCGGCACTGATGGCGGAGGAGGAAGCGCGGGCGGAACCGAAGCTCTATCCCCGCAACCCTGACCTCGATCCGCAACTGGTCTGGCGTGGGAAGGACGAGCAGGACAGCGCGCCGCTGCGCGTTGAGACGGTCCCTATCTACATCCAGGAGAAGCTGTATCCCGAGGCGCTGATCCGCGACCTGCAACGCGTCTCGGCGACGGAAGCGGCACCGCAGGCCGATCTGTTCGGCAGCTTCGACCGCATCACGGATGAGGCGGCGCGGCTCGAATTCTACCAGCACGCCGAGAATTGGTCGAACCGGATGATCCTGGGCGACAGCCTGCTGGTGATGAACAGCCTGGCGGAGAAGGAAGGGCTCCGCGGCCAGGTGCAGATGATCTACCTGGACCCGCCCTATGGCATCCGCTTCGCGAGCAACTGGCAGCCGAGCACGCGCAGTCGCGACGTTAAGGAGGGCAAGGCCGACGGCATGTCGCGGGAGCCGGAGCAGATCAAGGCTTTCCGGGATACCTGGAAGGACGGCATCCACAGCTACCTGGCCTACCTGCGTGATCGACTCATCGTGGCGCGGGAACTTCTGTCGGAAAGCGGCAGCATCTTCGTGCAGATTGGCGACGAGAACGTGCACCTCGTTCGCAATCTGCTCGATGAGGTGTTCGGGTCGGAGAATTTTCTCGGCTTGCTGGTGATCACGAAAACGTCGGGGCAAACGTCAGAATTTCTCTCTGCCCCAGTGGATTATGTTGCGTGGTTCGCGAAAAATCGGTCTCAGGCAAAGTATCGGCCACTGTTTCTCGATAAGCCTCGTGTATCCGGCGACGTCAGCTTGTACCCGCTTGCTCAAGATGACGCGGGTTGGAGAAGGCCCCTTTCGACTGAGGAGCGAACGAACCTCTCTCTGGTTCCAGAGAACGAACGGCTTGCCCGTCTTGGTGACCTCACGTCTGCGCGCCAGGGGCGCCCGAGCGGAGAAGGATCGGCCATGGCGTTCAGGTTCCCGTTTCGGGGCCGGGAGTACGCACCGAGCGGCACAAGAGGCTGGAGCACCACTGTCGAGGGGATCGCTCGGGCAGCGGCTTGTGGGCGAGTTGAAGTCGTAGGCGACAATCTTCGCCTCGTTCGGTTTTTCGACGATTTTCCAGTCCAGCCAATGACAACCGTGTGGGATGACACGCACACGGGCAGCTTCACTGACCCGAAGGTTTACGTGGTGCAGACGGGGAGCAAGGTCGTTCAGCGCTGCATGCTGATGACCACCGATCCCGGCGACCTCGTCCTCGACCCCACCTGCGGCTCAGGCACCACCGCCTTCGTGGCCGAGCAATGGGGCCGCCGCTGGATCACCACCGACACCTCACGCGTCGCTCTGGCGCTGGCGCGCACGCGCCTGATGGCTGGGCGCTTCCCTGCCTACCTGCTGCGCGACAGCCGTGAGGGCGCGGCGAAGGAGGGCGAGATCACCGGCCGCCCGCCCGAGGAAGGCCCATTCCGCCACGACATCCGCCAGGGCCTGGTGCTGGAGCGCGTGCCGCACGTCACCCTGAAATCCATCGCCAACAACGCCGAGATCGACGTCATCCACGCCAACTGGGTGCCGAAGATCGAGGCCGCGCTCGCCGCCCTGAACACCGCGCTCGGCACGCAGCACGCCGAATGGCAGGTCCCCCGCAACCTGCCCGAAGACGCGAAGCCGGCGGCGCAGGAGGCGCATGCGGCCTTCTGGGCCGCCCGCCGCGCCCGGCAGGCGGAGATGGACGCCTCCATCGCCCGCAATGCCGAGACCGAGTTCCTGCACGACCGCCCCTACGCCAAGAAGAATGCCGTCCGCGTCACGGGCCCCTTCACCGTGGAGAGCCTCTCGCCCCACCGCGTCCTGCCCGCGGATGAGGACGACCAGGCCGTGATGGAGGCGCTCGCGCAGGAAGCGGGCGAGCCCGTGCCCGAACGCCGCCCGCTCCGCACCCGGCCGGACGCTGGCGATGACTTCGTGACCGCAGTGCTGGACAACCTCCAGAAGGCCGGCGTGCAGAACACCAAGAAGGATGAGCGCCTGACCTTCGCCACGCTGCGCCCCTGGCCTGGCGGCAGCCGAGTCTCGGCCGAGGGCGAATACGAGGAAGCCGGCGTGAAGAAGCGCGCCGCCATCGTCATCGGCCCCGAATACGGCACCGTCGGCCCCGACCTGGTGCGCGAGGCTGCGCGCGAATGCCGCGACTGGGCGGATGCCATGGTCGTCTGCGGCTTCGCCTTCGACCCGCAGGTGGGCGACAGCACGATGAACCTCGGGCGGCTCGTGGTGCTGAAGGCGCGCATGAGCCAGGAGCTGCGCGCCGCCGAAGCCTACAAGGCCGGCGGCGGCAACCTGTTCGTGGTGTTCGGCGAGCCGGATATCGCGCTCGACCAGGCCGACGGCGCATACGTCGTGCGCCTTAAGGGCGTGGACATTTTCGACCCCACCACGGGCGAGGTCCGCTCCTCCGGTCGCGTCGAGGATGACGTGGCCTGCTGGTTCGTGGACACGGACTACGACGGCGACAGCTTCTTCGTCCGCCACGCCTACTTCCTCGGCGGCAAGGACCCTTTCGAGAAGCTCAAGACCGCGCTGAAGGCCGAAGTGGACGAGGACGCCTGGGCGAGCCTCTACCGCACGGAAAGCCGTCCCTTTGTGAAGCCGAAGTCGGGCCGGATCGCGGTGAAGGTGATCAACCACTACGGCGACGAGGCGATGCGGGTGTTCCGGCTATGA